TCGCCTGTTGCGGATGAAGCACCGCAGTCGCCTGTTGCGGATGAAGCACCGCAGTAGCCTGTTGCGGATGAAGCACCGTAGTCGCCTGTTGCGGATGAAGCACCGCAGTCTTTATCACTGCTGTTTTCTTTCTTCGCTCTTTGTGTTGTATACTGAATAGACGCCTTGACAATTCTTGCAATGTTAATACTTGCTCCTATTTTTATTTTGGTTGAAGCAACCTTGGTATCACTACCTTCTCTATCTAATTCTCCATCTTGTTCAACTTCGTGGAATACGCTCTCATTCGGTGAATAATAACTAAAGCAGTCTAACGGATATTCGCAAGCGTGAAATCCAGTTTCGCAACATTCTGCCTTTTCTGTCTCATATTCTTTTCCCTCTTCATATTGGAATCCTTTGCAAGTCATGTCTTTATTAAAACCTTTGTAAGACTTAATGCTCATTTTCATTCCTCACTTTCATTCTTCTTCATTTCTGCTAACATCTTATTTGCATCTTCCAGTGTAAGAAGTGCATATTGAGAACCGATTGTATCTGGAGCTGTAAAAAATTCATCAATTCCAAGCATTACAAATATGTCACCGTCTTTGTCAATTCCAATAGCTTGTACTTTTTCGTCCTCATTGTACTGTTTAATGCAAAGTCCTTTGTTCCCGTCATCGTCCTCATCATCAATCCAATACAGCCTGTCTCCAATTTTGCACGGAAGAACTAATAATCTGCCCTGTTCCTCTAAGTCCTCATAATCTTTTAGTTTTCGATATACTGCGTCTATTTCTTCACAGTCTGGCTCGCAAGCTCTTTCCCATAATTCATCATCTATCCATGATGGATTGCTTTCTGTCAGTCTTTCCATTTAAACCACCTCTAACCTCTCATTTTCATTCACAATCAGCATAATCAGTTGTGAGTCAACCATTTCAGCAACCTTTGCCTGGTTATCATTGTCGAGCGACTCCGAATCATCAAGGAATACTGGCGTGCTGATTCCACACATTTTCTGAATTGAATTGCAGATATCCACTCTTCCTAAAATCCTGTTACCCTTGTTGCTCATGGTGGTAAGAATAGATTTACCCTCTACAGTAGGTATGCAAACGGATTTATAATTACCGTTCTTAGCCGTGTCAAACAACTGCCATTTAACTAATGAGAAGTGGCTATTGACCGAATCTGTCAAGGCTTCATTCTTTGCTCTGTCTAACTGGTCTAACAGTGCAAGTATTTTCTCTGCATCCGTTTTCGCCTGTTCCAAGTCTGTTTTCTGATTTCTAAGTTCTTCCAGTCTTGCTTCATCAGATTCCGTATTTGTAGAAGCTATTTTCTTTTCAACCTCTGCTAAATGCGATCTGATTTCAGATTCTTCCATCTTCAAAGATTTCTTGATATCTGACAGTGACGTTGACTGCTTCAATAATTCTTCCTTATAGGCGATTTCAGCCTGTACAGACTTATAATCTTCCATGTCGTGGATATCAACATACTGTGGGATAAACTCTAACCTTGTGGTCATTTCTGCGTATTCTTTATTTACAGTGTTCAGATTTTTGTTTAAATCAGATAACAACTGTTCTTTATCTTTTAATAACTGCTGTTCTTTTTCAATCTCTCCTTTAACCTTAAATCCGTCCGTCTCAATTTTACCGATTCTATCAGTTTTTGACTTTTCAAAGGTTTCCATGAGATTCTTAACATCTTCTTCTGGCAACTCTCTGTGACAAGTCGGACAAATAGCTGTATTGGAGTCAAATTTCTCTGCATTGACCGTTTTCCATGCATTCCGCAGTCTTGTCTTTTCCTCTGTCAATTCTGTAATCTTCTTATTGCTGTTGGAAATTTCATTCTCTGCAAGCCTAATACTGTATTTTAGACTGTTGATTTCAACGCTCTTGTTCATCATGGTTGCCCTAAGTTCTGCCCTTTGAGATTCCAACTCACTGTTAGCCGTATTCTGCATTTCAGACAGCTTCATTTGCAACTGCATGATATCCTGTGTAGCCTTATCATACTCTGCCAATAAGTTTTCATTCCCATTCTGCTTGTAAAGGTTCTGTTCAAGCTGTTCCTGTAATGCATTTTTTTGTAAGACAATTTCTGCTGTGTCAATGTCAGATTTAATCTGAATATCTCTTTCCTTTTCCTTGATTTGACCGTCCAAAATTTTAGAATTTGTGTTGTAATCACTTTTTACTTTCTGATTCATAGCCCGAATTTCATCTGCTTTGTATTTTTCAAGCAAAGGAACAAGTTCATGTAATTGAGAATTACTACTTGCAAAATCAATGTCTGATATTTTACTGACAAATTGGAACAAAAATTCTCTCATTTCCGTAGGTTTCTGGTTAATAAAAGCATTGATATTGCTACACATTTTAAACAGCTTCATGTTTACATCAAAGTACTCATTAAACGCCTTTAATGTTTTTGGAACGCTGTTAATGTAGTATGAATTAGTATCGCTTACGGTTTCAACAACGATGCCATCTTTTACTGCTTCACCATATGTACGCTTTTGCACTTTCTTAGCCGTAACTTCCTTACCGTCAATATCCAGTACTGCTGTGACTGCTGTGTCCATATCGTCTACGCTCTTTCCGTCAACTGTTCTTCTAACCACTGGATTATCATTTAATTCATAGTCGCAGTTGAAAAGTAGCCATGTGTAGGCATTCACGATACTGGACTTGCCCTTGCCATTCTTCCCCATAATCTTCGTCAGTTCCGAGAAATCAAATTCTGCATGTGCATACATCATGAAATTTTCAAGAATCAACTTCTTTAATCTGATTACCTTACACATAGTCAAACTCCTTTCTTTCTGATGAATCATACAGTTTCTTTTCTTTCTCTTCCTGCTTGTTTGCTTCTTTATAAAATCCCATGATTCTTAATGCGGTCTTTATACTACAAAAGTCCGTATTAACTATATAGTCAACCGCCGCATCAATTCTGCTCTCTAAAGCGACTAACTGCTCATACCGTTCCTGCGAAATAGTGACTGTATCGCAGGATTTACTTTTAATCAAATCTTCCACGTTCTCACTCTGCTACTAAAAACATATACAAATGTATATGCTAGATGATTCGCTACAATCTCACAATTTGTAGTTACTGCTTCATCGTGTATGCTTTGGTGGTCGCAAGTGACACACTACTCACAAGTTCTTGTACACTCCACAGTCGTAAATTCCCGACTAAGCCATCGGTACATACCTATAAATTCTTTTTTATTGATTAAATACAGGTTTTCATCTAAATAGCTTTTCCTTTCTTAATATTTTTTTGCTACTTGGTTTTCGTAGACTCACACCGTTACTCAATCTTTACCATCAAGGTTCTACCCTATAGTTAACAAGACTATTTCAACTTGTACTGGCTTATCTTTCCTATGATTTCAGTGGTTTTAAGTTACCAACTAATACTATGGATTTTGAGTATCTTTGAGTACATTGACTCACATTTAATTCTGTTTTTAGTTACTTATATTTCCTCCTAACTTCAATTCATTCCCAGACAATTCGTAAACTGTCTTAGTCCGTCCGTCTTTCTCATACTGCCTTGACTGGAATCTTCCTTTTATAGTAACTGTCTGCCCTGTTGCTAAATTCTTTGCAAATAAAGCATTAACTGACCACACAATACACGGTATGCAATCCGTTTTTCCATTCTTCCTTGAAGATACAACTAGCAACTCTGCTATGTATCTTCCACTTTGGGTCTGTCTGAACACTGGTTTTTTAGCAATAACACCTGTTATTTCTGCATGGTTTCCATCTGCTTCAAATACCATTGATATAGATTCTACATGGACAAATAACTCTAAGTGTGTCCGTTTCCCGTCAAACACCTGTCTACTATGGATAGCACCTGTTATTTTATGTACTATTCCGTTTTGAATCTGATTGGAAATCCCCTGTTCTGCGATGCATGGAATAACGTCCTCATATCCACTTAATCGTCTTACAATCATCTGAAAGCTGTAGAATCGGATTTTGCCTACAGTGTGGCTGTATTTAAGTTTTTCATTCATCCTGCCGCATAGCGTTATCCTGTTCATCTTCCAGCTCCCTTCTGATGTTGAATGCCAGTAAGGAAACAAAACCGCTGTTCGTTTTGAACTCACTCCCGATATACTTTTTGTAGGTAGGAGTTCTTGAGTCCGCAAGTTCTACTGTTCGTGTTACCACTTTATGAACTGAACCGCCTGTAATTCCATGTTCAGATGCAATTTCGTCATACATATCCTGTAGTTTCTTTGTCGGATTTATTATCTTTCCTACAGTCAGCTCAACGATATAGTAGAATCCACGCATACTGGGTTCTATTCCCATAGATATCAAGGCATTCTCGATTTTTCTTAGCCTGTTATCCATGTCTATTCCTCTTCTACTTCAAATCCGACTACATGACCGTCATTGATTAAAACTCCGACTCCTAAGTCGTCACACATTTTTTCTACTTCTGCAATTGTAAAATCTCCCATATCTGTTTCCCTTTCTTCTTATTTAAAATAGCATTGCTTTTGTTAGTCCTCTTGAAGCCGATTTCTGAAACTGCTTCATATCCTCTATTACCTCTGATTCTGCCCTTCGGGAATCCTCTACAGCCTGTGCAATCAGCATTTCTGCTGTCTCTTCATCAAAGTGCTGTTCAAATCTGAACCGTAGTGCTCGGATGATATTCGCAAGGTCAAGGCACATTTCTGTATCTTTACCGATAAAATCCACTTTTGAATCATTTGCTATAATCATGATTCCACCTCTTCTGCTAACTTAGCAAATTCCCATACGCATGTAATATCTGCATCACTGCTCCATGATGTTGTTCCATCACACCATGTATGTACTTTCCCATATTCATATTTTGCAAAATGTCTTTTCTTCCACTGTTCGTCTTCAGAACGTCTAACGTAAATCGGCGTATCGACTGCAACCTTACTCCAATCAAAAGGGGGCTCTTCATATTCCTTTTCTGCCCATTCTTTTAACAAAACTTCGCAATCCTTATTCTTTCCACTGAAAAGGCACTCGGAACATCTTGTATTCCCACAAGCGCACAGCTCTCCTGACGTCAAATTTACAGCAATTTTATCTCTTTGCAGAGCAATATCAATAATCTGTTCTGCAAACTTCTCTATATTCTTCATTTCTCAAACCTCACTTTCAATTAGTATGATCTCGTCTATTACTGTCTCTATCAATTCGCATCTGACTGTTTTCAGCATCTATGGAATCTTTCAAGAATACCGGCGGTTCATATGCATCAATAATTTTTAGAGCCTTATCTAACTGATTCCTGGAAAGTGCCTTGTAAGACAGTACATTAAACTGGTACTTTATCTGACGGTATATGTCGCTGTACACCTGTTGCCTTAACGAATTGCTTCGATATGCAAGGCTATCCTTGCCACCCATTACCTCAACTCCCTTTGCTTTCACGGCATGGGTAACATTATCCATATCCACGCCAAGCAACGGCATTTCCTGTTTAAAACTCTCAAAATCGTTTGTGAGATTGTCCACTTTTTCATCAATCTCTATTACTGCCTGATTCTGTAGCTTAATCATTTCCAGTGCCGTCATTGGTTTCTGAACCGTAATTGATTCTTCCATTTCATGGAAACGATTAATGTACTTTGCTGTAAACTCCGTACCCTTAACTCCTGTCAGTTTGTGTGCAATAAATTCACAGCCTTTCTTTGTGACATAATAGCAAGGTTGCGTTTTATTTTGGCTGTTTTGATATGTACCATCTATAAAGAAATCGGACTGTCCAATATTGGCTTGTCCTAATTGGTCTATATAAGTACGAATATCTCTCAACAATTTGCTATGGTCTTTTCCGACCATTTCAGCTACTTCCATAGAAGTAATCTTCTGTTCAATATTCATTGGCTCTCCTTTCTGTGGTATACTCTCCTTATATTTTTATAAGGAGGTGAAATAATTTGCATTGTAATGAATACGCATCTGCTTATGCTGTTTCTAAAATTTGTGGTTACAATGGAACGTTTGACGATTTTAAGAATCTGTACGACCAATACTACTCTGAAATCATCAATTCTCTTCCAGAAGAAAAACCGCAATTAGCAAAAGCAGAAGCAGTTAGCAATCCTTTCCATAACAAGAATTGCTTCTAAATGGTGAAATGGCGTTAAGGACTTTGATAGACAATTCAATATTTGTTTCTTCAATTTTCTTATCGCCATCTATAATGCTTTGGTAGTCCTCGATAACATCCATGGCAATGTGTTGCGCCAGCTCGTCAATTCCTACAAAGCGTGAATCAGCTTTTTGGACTATAGATGCACTTCCATTTTTGTCCAATACTACATACCTCTGTTTTTCCATTTTCTCACCCCTTAATGTCCAAAAACTTATTTACAAAGTAAATCTGACCTTTTCCTGTTACTTTCGTAGTCTTAGTAATTCTCACTGAACCGTCTGGATTTTGAACATTGCTTTCTTTTACTTCAAATAACCCCTGTTCAACATATCTCTGGATAGGCATATTCATTGAAGAACCGCTTTTAATTAAGTAACCGTTTTCTCTCATCCACGAAAATAACCGTTTCTGACCTATCTGGTAACCGTTCTGACAAATCAATTTTGCTAAATCTCCTATTAATATAGAAGTTTTACTTGTGGCAACTGCATCAGCAAATATTTCTTTAGGTTTCATTCGCTCATTATCTGCGATCAATAATAAGTTGTCTCCTTTCAACTTTGCTATTTCTACGTCTGCCATTTTCAGCGCCCTTGCGTATACCTGTTCTGGACTGTTCCACGCTTTTTCCAAATCAATAAGATATTGGCGAACTGCTTTACCCTCTGGTGTCCGCTGAATCATGCAAATATGCTTTGCCATGTCCAGTGATATTTCATAATCAGTTGTTGGTCTGCCGCCCTGTTCAGAGGTTTTACTCATTTTTGAGTAAAAGTCTTTTTGCTCTTCAAATCCGTATTCGCACATTCTCCGAAACCAATCGTTAAAACGTGTACTAATATTCAATTTTTCATGAAGTTCTCTAGCAGATACCGTCTGACTATCTGGATTTACGTTCAATAACTCATTCAATGTGTTTTCACTTCCTTTTTAAAAATGAATATTTTTTTGCTTTTCTTTTGCTTTTAATATAATTTCTCTTCCATTCAGCATATTCGTAATTGTGTCATATTGTTTTTCTTCTAGTAACTTCTCAATCTTTTTTAAAGTAATATCAATGCTTTCTAAAGTTTTAAGAAATCCTGTTCCTGTTTCATCTTTTTTCTTTGCTTCTCTTCCAAGTAAATAATCAATACTTACATTTAATTCATCTGCTACTAATGCAAGATTATCCGCTCTCGGAACGTTTGTTTTCCATTTGTCAATAGTAGCGTTTCCAAATCCGCATCTTTTCTCCAACTCAGATATTGGCATCATCCTCTTATTGCAAATTTCTTTTATTCTCTCATAAACCAATTTTCGCACCACCTATTCCAATAATTCATCAACTGTAGTTCCAAGCACGTCAGCTACATCCTTCAATTTCTTTGCAGATGGGCTTACTATATTCCATTTGCAAATACTTCCTTTTGCAAGGTCGCATTCCTGTTCAATCTTATAAATAGGAATATTTTTCGTCTTTGCCAAAAACTTAATTTTGTCGTAAATCAACATCAAAACTCCTTTCTTATTTTTTGAAGTTCTGAAAATATCACAATATATTGTTGACAATTTTCTGAAAATATTCTATAATTCTTTTTGCGGTAAAAATTAATAGAACAATCAAATGGCATTTATTATGTCGCTTTTATGTTGCGATTTTTTCAGAACCTTTAATCACATTATACGCGATATTTTCAGAATGTCAATAGTTTTGGTTGCGATTTTTTCAGAATTATGTTGAGGTATTATTATGACTATCAAGGAAAGAATCAAAGAATTATGCGATAGACAAGGTTTATCTTTAAACCAAGTAGAAAAAGAATGTAAACTCGGAAAAGGATATTTGAGCAAATTAGATGTCAGTAGTCCATCTGTTGATAAATTAGAAAAAGTGGCTGTAAGCCTTAATGTTCCTATGGGATATTTACTAGGGGAAATCAATAAAGTTACTTGCAAAGAATGTGGGATTTCTTATGACCCATTAGACGAGTTTGATTGTGCTATACATGAGAGGCATCATGAAATTGTATTAAAAGCTCAAAAAGATTATAAAATACTTTTACCTTATGCAGATATTTACAAAGTAAGTGCAGATAATCTTTTAAAAATAAAAAATAATGATAAAGATTTCTTTGACTGTTTATCATTATATTTAAAAGCTGTATTTTCCCAGTACATTTATTTGAATTACGATGAAAATTTACATGTTGATTACATAGAATTTTGTAAATCGAATATTGTGGGAATGATTAACGGTGGAGATATACCGCAAGATAAGGTAGATGATCTGATAAATAATTTTAATCTCGACACGAATTATATAGATAGAGATTCTGCAATGTTGGCAAGAATTAGTGATAATTATAGAATAATGGATATTTTAAAGTCATTAGAAAAATTAGACGATAATACTTTAGATATGGTATCTGCTCAAATAAAAGCCATATGTAATCAAAAAGGGATTAGTAATTAAACTAACCCCTTATTTTTTAATTTCTCCTTAATGAATATGTAAAACCATTTTAAAACATAGTTATCTTCTATGCTTTCAAAAATTTGGTTTAGTTCTCTTCTGTATTGTTCGTTTGTTTTGTAATCCCCTGTCATATCCTTTCCCTCTCTACAACTATGTAACCCTTTCATGCAACCATCCTCTCTATAATGTTCGCATATGTCAACTTTCAATTTCTGGAAATTTCGGGCGGCATGAAATGCCACTAACATACCGCCCCGACCAGAACTTGAAGCACCACATCACTGTGGACAAGTTTATTGTACGTCTGAAAGTGCAAGGATTCAAGAAAATACGTTCGACAAATTTCGACAAAACGCTCTAAAAAATTCGATATCGTGGCTTTTCTTCTTTGAATATCCAGTACCGCAGATAATCGTCAAGGATAATTGCAATTGTTCCTACAATTATCCACAAAAGGCTGAATGGTAGGCATATCTGCCCTAACAGGTTAAATGGCATATTGCTGTAATCCCACACATTCCAACCTAACCATATATTAACGATAAGACCGCATAGGAACTCTAACAGGGTGATTACTGCCGAAACCTTTATTGATTGCAGGATAAGCGGATAATCCCAGTCTGTATGCTCGTTTTGATATCCTGCATACAAAAAACATAAACCGCCAAGAATGAACATTGTCCAATGGCTACGACCACGGTACAGAAGTTCAATCATTACGTAGAGAAAGCCACCTATTCCAAACAGGATAAGTGGCTTAATAACCTTACGCAATACCTTTACTTGCGTAGATATCCGCAAGCACTTCTGAACGATATTCTTTAGGAATTGTCATGCCATAGGTCACATTCTGTACTGATGTTGAATCTTCCATTGAATTGATATAGATGCGCAAATCCCTAAAATACGTAACTGCAAATGTCACCGCCTGCATAGCTGTCTCCGTAATCAATGCCATATCAGTATTGGAATAGTACTTACATGGTTCATTCACATCTGATGTATGCCACGGTATCTGCGTTTCTCCCTGCGCAACCTTAGTCTGCAATCCCATAAGGCTTGTCTGATCATGGTCTGTCAACGTGAAATGTTCAACTGTTCCGTCTGACAGGGTAACGTCAACACCGTTCTGGATTGATTCCTGCTGTGCAGTGTTCATTTCTGCAATCTTCTGCTCTTTCAGTTCGTCAAGTGTCGGTTCAACAGGTGTTGGCTGTGGCTGTTCCTCATAAACAGAACCGTCATTAGAAAGCTGATATCCGTTATATTCTGCGGTTGTATCGTCATTCCTGTATACAGTATTATAGCCGTGGTAAGAATCACCGCCAATATCTAGTTCTCCTTTTTTGTCTAAGAACAAATCAAATCCGCTTGTGTCTACGGTAACCGCATCATGAAATTTCAGTGTTACTACGTGTTCCGATTCCGGGACTACGATACACTGGATTATTTTTTGTGAATCTAAAAATTTTAGGTATGCCATGGGCGATACCTCCTTTCTTTTATAAATTAAATAGTAATTTAGGTAAGGAATTATCACTTAATTTTATTATGAACAGCTCAACACCATATTTTAATGCTGAAAATGGTGAAAAATATATAGTAATCTTAACTGGTGGAAGGTTTGAAACTGTAATTGGTGGTGAGGTTTTATATAGGTTCTTTGGAAGATTCAATGTGTTACATTCTATATTTTTAATAAAAGCAACGTCGTTTAAAATACAAATAGTTGGAGACTTTAACAGTGTCGATGTGATATATTCTAAAATAATTATGTAAATCTAAAGGAATCAAATAAAGTGGAATTTTTTGATTGGACAGATTACATTGTTATATGTATTGAAACACAGCGCAAACAGAATTAAAACGTGTCCATCCAGAACTACTACCTCCAGCACTGCCCATGACGGCTATATAACCGTTGGATGGATCTGCCGTAACTATACCATTACTATATCTTACAATAGCTCCATAATGTCTATAGTTGTCTTGTTTGGCGTCTTCGTTTCGACCCGAAAAATCTCCGACATATCCAGCAACAAATTTTAAATGAGATATGATTTCTTTTGAGATTCCCTTGCTTTCCAATGTAAAAGACAGACCTCCTGTAACAGCAAGATACATACCATTTGGAACATTAACATTACCTAAATTACTACTTAATGCCTTAACTGCCAATGCCCCAGCGATATACCCTGCTTTGGTATTTGCCTTTATCGTGTCCAGATCATCTATAATCTTGCTTGCATCTGCCGCATTATTTACAGCTTCATTTGTGGCATTAATCTGCGCCGCCCCGAATGTGCTCCCGACCTGTGTATAATCTGTCACATCATCAAAACTGACTGTACCGTCACTGTTCTGAATCATGTTGAATCTACGCTTGCCGTTCATATTTTCTTTTAATATATCGTCTTTAAAATTGACAGGTAAATTTGCCTTTGCCATTATTTTATACCTCCCTTTTCTTGTCCTAATCTCATGGGCAATCTATACATTGTAGGTTCGGTCACTGTCTCTTTGACAGCAACCGATATTTTAAATACTTCCTTTGTATTTACTGGATTCTTGGAAATTGTAACATTTGTTATTACTACGCCCATAAGCAACTCCTAGTCTGTAGCCTTAACGGTTACTGTAAATACTTCTCCTGTGCTTACTGGGTTCGGACTGATTTCTACAGAATTGATAACTGGTGCAGATGTATCTAACGTAACAATCCTTGTAACGCTGGAAGAAAGAACACCGTTATCTGTGGCAGTAATAACGATTGTGTTTGCTCCCTCTGCAAGAGTAATAGTTGTGCTGAAATTACCGCTTGAATCTACTGTGACATCAGTAGCCATACCGCCATTTAGCTTAACTGTAACCGATTTAATTCCTGTTGTAACATCACTGGTATTGCCTGTTACTACGCAAGATGCGTTATTGGTAACAAGATTATTAGTCGGTGCAGATACGGATAATGTTGGTGGCGTTGCGTCCACTTTAAACGTTACTGTACGCTGTGTTGCGGCATTTCCGTCATTGTCCTTTGCATTTACCTTGATAGTGTGGTTTCCGTCTGTAAGAACCGTAGGAATCGCATAAGAGCATGAATATCCATTTGTTATTGCTGTCTTAGTAATTCCACTTGTCACAGCACTTCCACTGTCAACTGTAATGCTGATACTGTTAGGATTAACACCGCTATCTGCATCTGTAACCGTGAAATTAACTATAGGCTTTGTGTTATTAGTTACTTGGCTTTCTGTAGGTGAACTAATTACAATGGCTGGTGCAGTGGTTTCTTTTACTTTTAATTTCAGTTTGTTTCCAAGTGTTGCATTTGTATCATTGATTGTCGTACTGTTTCCTGCACTGTCTGTAGCCTTAATCGTTACAGGGAAATAATGACCGCTGTTATTATTGTATGAACTGGTACTTGGTGCTGTAACACTTGCTTCATACAATCCAGTAGAGCTATTCAGGGTCAGATTGTATGTAGTACCTTTGATTGTTGCTTGTACGCTTGATATAGCCATTTATATTCTTACCTCCCTAAATGCTCCCAGTCTGAATGGCAATTTCCGCAGAGTGGCTTTCTGTCTATTCAAAAGGTCATTCATTTGCAACGTAGCCGACTCTATACGGTTCAATTCATCCCATTTGATAAATTGTCCGTTATCAAAGAATCTTTGTGATACGCCGTAGTCCTGTGTGAATATGTTCTTATTAATCGTTTCAAGGTTGCTTTCAAAAGCATTAAAAGCCGCCGCCGTAAACCATCCAGTATAATCTTCAATATCTGCGCCCATATCCACAATTGAAAACTGCTTATATACTTCCTGTGCTAGTTCATACAGATAATTCAGATTGTTCTTAATACGGTTATAGTCCACATAATTGAATCGGTCATTTATAGTCCAATTAGTCTTAGGAGTATGCCATAGGCTTACTTCCGCTACCGTTGATTTATTTACGGTTACATTTCCTGCATCATCATAGGCAGACACCGTAACAGGATAATCGCCCGATTCTTTAGGTGCTGTAAGGCTTCCAGTATATGTTGAATTGCTATGTTTTAAATCGGTTGTATCGTCAGCAACCGCCGCTGTTACTTTAGTTATTGCCAATTACAGCACCGCCTTTCTTGCTTTCATTGCTCCCGACCATGCGCCATTAAATGTTATCTCATTTTGGTACGTCCTTATCATGGTTTCTCCACGGTCTTTTAATTCCATATAATATAAGTCGTTAGCATCTGTCCTTGGGTCTCCACGCCATTTAATCTGATAATCCACATCTCCTAAATAATAGCTTGCAAGCCATTCCTCTAGGTCTTTGGCTAATTCTGTAGTACTGATTAACGGATTTTTCCATGTCTTAATATCCCCATTGTCATTATGTGTGACCGTGTAGCCTATTTCCTCGGTAACGTACTCATATCCTTTAATTACATACTTAACAATCGTTTCTTCCGTAATGCCGCTAAACTGTAGAGTGGCATAATAACTGCTACTGTCTGTAATCTGTACCGATATAGAACTTGGAATCGGATTTCCACCGTCATCTGTTCCGTTATCAATTACTGCTGTCAGTCCGTAACAGGGATTTTGAAAGTAAACCGTATGCACATTGTTAGCAGGACTAATGGTAATCTCTTCTGTAGAAATATCCTTATTCTCACTAGACGCACGATACTGTGTCTTTACTACGCTGATAGCCTTAATTTTATTCTGCCTTACTGCTGTAGGGCTGGCTGTCATGTCATTCCTTGTAATATGGTAGTCAGTGACATCCCCAACAGTGATATTATCCACTGTGATTCTGCTGTTCGGCTGTGCTTTGGTAAATTCTAACGCCATTTTATCAAACAGATTAAATTGTTCAAATGTGGTATATTTCAGTTCCCCGCCCTGCTCTACCGTGTAGCTGTCCACCTCTAAATCTTGGTAATATGTCGTTACCTTAAACTGCTCTGGCGCAACGTTCCTGAACTCTATCTGCAATCCATACGCTACAAATGCCGCTTCAAGATTAATGGTAATCTTTGGATTCTCTGTAAAAGTTCCGCTTGCATCTGCTATCTGTGAACTGATATAACCAGTCTTTAAGTAATTGCTGTCAACAGGCATAAAAAATACAGTTCCGTCCACTTTGGAAAAATCAGAACTGCATATCGCATAAGCTTCTTTGTCCTCTCCGTTCAATACATCAGATACATGACTATACGCTGTCTCTCCATTGGATTCTGCTTTCATGTCGGGTATGAATGACGCTTGCATATGGATTTTACTATTTCTATCCTCGAACAATACGCATCTCCCTGCATTTGCAATAATCTGTAATGCTTCGCTGTGCTTTATCGCTGGCATAGGATTCTGCACTTTGATATTTTTTAAATATGGGTCAATTGAGTATTCTCTTTCGTCCGTTATTCCTGCATCATTCAGCACATCAATCGCAAGGTCATATAGGCTTATCCCGTTTTCCCTGTAAAGTCCACGGTAGTACTTACCTGTCAGGTAATCAAACCTGTCGGTTGCCGTAAACTTGGCTTCCGTATCGGTTGCCGACCATGTGTGAAGGTAGGTTGTTTCCTCTGGTAGCCATTCAATTTGCCCATTTCCCAAAACATCATATCCGAACTGAATCTTTACTTCCTGTCCTACTTCCATGTAAGCAAGTGCGCTGTCTGGATTGTCGGGTGAATAGTATTGATTCTGATTATCTATCGTCAGTGATATATCGTTAGACGGTATCGTATCTGTTATGGAAGATACATACTGTTTACCGCTGTATTTTTTTACTTCCTTATTGCTAAATGCATTGACGATACCGCAATAAAACTGATATATCCTTAGTCTTCCCTGTCCGTTTACCATTTTGGTAGGTGTGATAATCAGATAGGAAGTGCCGTTGAATACATCTTCCGTCACCCAGTAGCTTTTATCATTACCGCTGTAAGAGCGTGTAATGCTGTCATTTTGGACTGTAAAATCAACTGGGTAATATTCTCCCCAGTCTATTGTTAATCCCTTTATATCAAGTCCTGTAACGCCAGAAAAGGATATATAGATAGTACCCAATATGTTAGCTGTCACAATTCCATTATTGTAATAGTCGTTGTTCCTTGGTGGAAGAAAGTACATTGTGCCGTCCACCTTGGAAAAATCCTGCTCCGCTGTGGCGTATACATTGTCTACCGTGTAGTTGTTAAAAGGCTTTTTCACGTCTGAAAAGTAAGTAACCGCTGTGCGGCTATCTACAGCAACATTTTTCTGCGCTTGTGAGTTGATTACACCGATTGTTGCTTTTATATATCCCCTGTTACGACCTATGCCTTTCATGGACTGCTTATAGGCTTTTGATACGTTCTGCATAACTACCACCCACAATCTATAAGGTTGAATGATAAAGTCTCGTCTTTGGTTATCATATGCGTAAGCCGGTCTACAAATAGTGGCACGCCTTTTCTGTCTCCTGGGTACATAGTAATTGTAATCGGATTGCCTGGATTCTTCATATCCTCAAATGTGACAGGTACATAAAATGGTTCTATTGCTTTTAACATCATCTGTCTTTGTTCTACCGTCAGTCCTACCCATTTCAGATTATCCAGCTTGTATAAATCTCTTCCGACTCTCTGCCCGATAACTGCATTGTTTGCGTTTCTTCCTGCATTTACTGTAGTAGATATCGTCCATGAAAAGCCGACAGCAGGGCAAGGAAAATCATACCCATTGACATTTAAGAATGAACTCATTGACATAGCTTATCCCTCCAGCATTGCCTTAACCACCAAACAATCCACCATGTAACCAGACTGTGTACAGGCTTTTACATCATCCAGTGTAGTCAGAATCTTATTCTTGTCAGCCGCCGCATTGATAGCTTTGTTCGTGTCATTTATGTTAGATGCTTTAAATTCTCCACCGACCTGTGTATATGTCGTTACATCTTCCAGTGTCACCGTTCCATCTGAGTTGGTAGTCATTCGGTATCTGCGACGACCACCCATTTTTTTATCCAAAATATCGTCTTTAAAATTTGTTGGAAGTGTTGCTTTTGCCATTATGTCAACCCCCTGTTCATTGTTGCAAAGTATATTGTGAAATGTATTACGTTTACATAATTAATAATTTATATAAAAGAAAAACACCTACGTTATGTAGATGCTGTTAATTTCTTTTTAATAGAGCCGGAAATACGGCGCTACTTTTTATACATAAAAATAGGACGGTTACACGCCGCCCTACTTAATTTTCTTCTTTATTTCTTTTATTTCTGCTTCTATGCTATTCAGTTTGTCGATTACGTCTATATACCTATCGTCTGCCACATGAGCATATTTTTGATTCTCTTTCATGAGAAAATCGTTTGATTTGTACTTGGATTCCAGCAATTTACTATTGCTTTCTCTTGCCTGTATCACTTCTTGCGCCAGCTTCTGATATTCTCCTGCACTGTCCAACTGTTCAAACTCAATCTTTTTAATACGTTTTTCCAGCTCTGTAAGTTTCTGTTCAATCTCCATATTATCCATAGAAATCACCTACCAATTTTTCATCATTTCTCTTGCTCTTTGATTTGTTTCTTCTATTTCTTGGGTAAGCTGTTTTGCTTCTTTTTCCGACTGTTCAAACGTTTTACCGTACTTTTCAATCTGTTCCTGTTTCCATTCCTCTTGCTCTTTCGCTATTGCCCTGTTATCTAAATAATTAGCGCATACAATAATTAATATGGCTATCAGTGCAATACCTATACCTGTTTTTACTTTATTCATGTAAAAACCCCCTCTCATTTTGGCTTATTATACCACTTATGAGAGGGGAATTTCTACAAAAGTTTACCATAATTTATGCAAAACTAAATCCGTTTCTATTGCTTCTTTCTTCTACAGCGGAAACAAGGCTTCTTCCGTCAATAGAGATTTCTTTACCCTCTCTGACTGCATCTAATATTTCAGAAAGCAATGTAGCTTCTCTATTATTATCTTCATACGCACGTGAGAAACCTCTATATGCCGCTTCTTCAATTCCTGCCACAATCATTTCATTACTTGCAACCGCTGTCTTTCCGTTAGAAAACCGTCCTACAAGCTCGTTATGGTTAGCCATGAAAAGTCCGTCCTCTGGGAATCCACCTGTTTGAAATGTAGGTATGCGTGGGAATGATACGTTAGGTATATCAATACTAAAGCTAACCCCTGGTATTTTGCTTGCCGCTTCTGCCAGCTTCTTCAATCCGTCTATAGCACGGTTTACAAGACTTTCTACACCATCAATTACACCGTTCAAGAATCCGATAGCACCATTAGCCGCCGCCTTGAAAGCGTCCTTAAATGCTACTGGTACTTTGCTTAGAACATCATCCCATTTCTTCTTAGTAAACCATGGCGCAACATTAACAGTCCACCACTTAGTAAGATTGGCTACCCATTGAGTAGATGTCTCCGTCCACTTAGTATTGAACGATTCCTTTACGTTATTGAGTACTTCCAGCCACTTTTCTAATGAGAACCATGGTACAACGCTTTCTTCCCACCATGTAACCAGTGCTGTTCCATTCCACCATTCCACCATTTCATCCCATTTGGTCTGCGCCGCTACTAAGATATTCCCCAGCAGTTCAGTCCACTTTTCAATGGTAAACCATGGAAGAACATAGTTTTCCCAAAATTCGTTAATCTTCTCTGTAAACGTATCGAATAGAGAAGTAAATCCCTCAATGATTCCTAAGAAGATATTTTCGCCTAATGGTTTCATTTCTTCCGCAGGGGAATGAATACCGAATACATCTTTTATTTTCCCAACAAATTTATCAAAAAATCTGCTTACTACATCACCTATAGTCAATTCTGAGTTGCTATCTCCCATAGGCTCTGTAATGCCAGCAACTATGTTTTCACCCAGCTCTGAATAGTTTGTAGAATTTGATTCGTCTTTTGCACCTTGGGAATATTCCGAAACCATATTCTTTCCACTATCGTATGCCGTATTATTAATAGACTCTAACTGCGTTGTGGCATTGTTTACCATAGCGTCTATCTCTTCTGTAGACATACTAGCATTGTCAGAAATTCCGCTTGCGTATTCGATTGCTACATTCTGCCCATTGGTTCTTGCTGTAGTTTTTGCTTCTTCTGCTCCAATGCTTATTGAGTTGTACATTTCTTCATAAAAAGAAGATTGTTCAGAAATAAGGTCTAACTGTTGCTTATTTTCTTTAAGTACGTTGCTAAATTCTTCTACCGCCTGTGAAGCTTTAGAAACTTCGTCTTGATACGGCGCAAGATTAGCATTTCCACCGGATTTTTCAAGTTCATCATTGCAGATTCCTGTCCAGTACGCTAAATCTTCTTGTGCTTTAGAAAGATTCTGTGCGTTTTCCTTGACTTGCATCTGCGCTTCTGCTTCTTGTTTTAATGTTTCTTTCCACTGCTCTGAAATAGCTTCAAGTCTTATCTGTTTTTCTTTTTGAGTAATTAATTCTTTCAGCTTATCGGTAGTGATTGTCAGTTTTTCATTTTCTGAATCATAGTACTCATTCAGTTCGGGCATTTTGCTAATAAGTTCTTGTGTGTACTGTGTAAGTAATTTTTGCTCGTCTGCTGTAAGATTTGTCTTACTGCTTAATGCTCCATATTTATCAGCAAGTGTTTCAAGAAAAAGAATATTTTCATCCTTTGTATTTATCTGTTCTCTAAATGCTTCATTTGTTTCCCTTATTCTGTCTGTAAGGTTTTTTGCTTTTTCTGCTATATTGTTAAAAGTATCTCCATACTTTTTAGACTGTTCCTCTCCAAATTTATCAAGCTCTAAGTCTATAAAAGTGCTATCCAACTTATTAGCAAGTAATGTGATTGAAAGAGGAATTGCAATAGACCATGTAATGCCAGATTCTAATACAGATGCAATCGCAGTATTTATTACACCTTTTAGCTTTTCTGCTATAGACGCACCAAGACCAGTAAATTTCAACAGTAATACAGATGTTGTAATTGCTGTTTCAATAGGTGCTGCGCTGAATATTCCTATATAGGTTTCAATTGCGGCATTGATAGCCTGCCATATTACTTGACCTACCTTAGACAAAATTCCTTTAAAATCTATCTTCGATATAAAATCTCCTATTTTGTAACCAATATAAGACCATTTTACTTTTTTAAGGTACGTAATCATGGTATCTAACAAGCCGTTAGCCCATGTATTGATAGTATGTGCCAGTAACCCAAAATCAAAATTTCTAAAGAAAGAGTTTACTCCCTCGGCTAATGATTCTCCAAATTTCCTCCAATCAAATGTAGTGCCAAATGAATCAAGGAAATGTAATGCTGAATTTAAGGAATTTGCTATTGTTTTTCCTACATTACTAAATAATCTGGGAGATATAAGACCATTAAGGAAATTCGCAAGACCTTTTCCAAAATTATCAGCCTTTTTATAGATTTTATTCCAGTCCACATTGTCCATAGCCTTGTTAAGAGCCGCATTAATGGTCTTTCCTAATCCCTCTAAGCTCTTAATACCACTCTCATATCCCTTGAAAATGGTATCTACCTGTACAAGACCGCCTTGTGTCTTATCAACCTTGCTTGCTCCACCGCCTGCACCGCTACCACTTTTATCATTATCTCCAGAGTTAATGTTTAATTCATCAAGAGCAAGTACATTATTTTTCAGTTTTTTAGCGTTCTTTGCCGCATCACCAGTAGCATCTGAAAAATCTTCCATGCCGTCAGCCCAGTCCTCGGCTACACCTCCAGCAGATACCTCATACTGCCATCCGAATATTGAGCCTAAAGCATTGGTAACTGTCTCCGCAAACGAAATAACATATATCATTACTTGATTCAAAGTGCGCACAAATGGCTTGAATGCATTAATCAAAGCACCGCCTATAATGGATGCCAACTGTTGGAACGACTGCGTAAGTACTGTGATCTGGTTGTGCCATGTGTCTGCCGTCCTTGCAAAATCGCCCTGTGCGGCGGCTGTATTCTGCATGACATACTGGTATCGCAACATAGCCTTTTGTGCCTGTGTCATAGATGTAATATCTGCATCTAATCCTTGTTTTAACGCCCATTCTTTTAAGGTTGCCTGTGTTAAATCAAGCCCGTATTTCCTTAAAGGTTCGGTTTCACCTGTGAAAATAGCTTGCAAATTCCTTGCAACATCCGACTGTGACATATCATAGAATGATGCCATGTCTGCGGTCAGTTTTGTTAATTCCAATGACATATTCGCCGTGTTCTTTTGTGAGAATCCCATGGCAACGCCCATAGCTTGGAATCGGCTTGCTACCTGTTTTGCCATCAGCTCTGACATACCAAAATCCTGTATGGATGTCTTGGAAAAGTCCTGTATCATTTTCTCATAATTGCCAAATGTTGTCCTTACAACGTTTTCTACTTCCGTCAATGAAGATGATATGTCGATTGCTTCCCCCAGCTTATGGAACGCTCTGAACAATAGCCAGTATGATGCATATAATTTTCCAAATGCAGAAGCAAGGGAAAAGCTGTTTATCTTTGCACTTTTAGCCGACTTGCTAAAAACATTCAGACTACTTGCAAGGGAATTAGCCGCACGACCACTGGAAGCACCTGTTCTTGCCAACTTCGCCAACGCATTAGTCATGTCAATAAGGTTTCTGTTTACTGTCGGTGCTTTGGAAAGCGTTGTCATAAGCCCCTGCATCGCTGTAGCAAGTTTAGGGATATTCTCTATAGCCTTAGTTGACGATTTATAACCTAACTGTGAAATTCCTTTTGCCAGTTCTGATATCTGTGCAGTAGCAGAACTACTAGCCTGAATATTTCCAAATGCTTTACTAAGCTGGTTCATAGAGGATGCCGCACGGTTTATTTTAGTTGTGTCTACTGTGGATATCTTCTCTATGCCCTTTGCAAGTCGTGTAAAGTCAGCAGTCTTAACATTATTCATGCTCTGCATGGCACTTGAAAGCCTGTTCACGCTATTAGCAAGACCATTCAAATTACTGGTATTAATGCTGTTCAATGAAGTAGACAGTTTATCAAGTTTTGTAATCAGCTTGTCAATCGCATTATTCGCCTTTGTTGCCTGCGCTTTAATTTGAATTTCCAGTGAATCTATTTCTGCCATACTGCACCTGCTTTCAACTATTAAAGTGAGTGACTACCTACCATTGATAGCCAGTAAAAAGGGCAGTAGACTATGACCTCTACCGCCCCTGTGTTATCTTTTCAGATATTCTCTTGTTACTTTTCCTGCCTTGCAATCTACCGTGATTCCTACACGTTTTTGGAAAACTCCGATTGCACTAGCTGTATCATTTCCCAATATACCGTCAATATTGCTCTTGCCTTTTGCATTTGTGGCAGGCAGGCACTTATGATAGATAAGTTCCGTCTGTAGCCACTTCACATCATCCCCACGCATACAGGGGAATGTCTTGTACAATGTACGTGTAGGCTCTGCATATGGGTTATTGTGCGTGTCGTAGACGGTCTGTAATTCGTTTAATTCACGATACCATATATTCATATCTACGTTGCCATTAATGCCGTTTACAACGCCTTTAGACGTGTACTGCCAGCCTACCATATTTTCAATCTTTGGCTGGTACTTCAAGTCCATGTTTCCCTTATTCTTTCCATATGCCGCAATCCACATAGGATATTTCACGCCGCCATACGGCTTGATGTAGGAATTATAGAAAGACTTTCCAGTATACACACCGAAATCCAGTCCATAACTTCTGATAACATCACCGTAAGCGTTGATAATGTCAATCAGCTTGCTTCCCAGTCCTCTCTGACAGTTGTCCTCAACGTCCAGCCATACCATTGTCTTACGACCATTAAGTACTTCTGCTACTTTCCTTGCATCATTTCTAGCCCTTGTAACTGTTGTCGCATAGCTGTAGTTGTAAACGCCCTGTATCGTCAATCCGTTTGCTTTACAGCCTGACCAGTTAGCTTCAAACTGCTTATCACGGTTCAAATCTTTATGGATGATTTTAAGGATGGCAAACTGGATGCCGCCTGCCTTGACTTTTGCCCAGTCAATAGTTCCCTGATATGCCGATACATCTATACCGATATAACTCATTTTTTATCATTCCTTTTCAAATGGTTTGGGTAAATGACGCTGTTGTGCGTTTGCAATCCACATTTGCTCTGCCAGTAAAGCCTTACGAATTTTTGTATCGTAATCCTCCTCTTTTCTGTATCTATCAGCAGCATGTTTTATATACTCTGTCTTTGCTTTTTTACCATTCAAGCAATGTTCAATAGAATAAGTCATAGCAGAAATGAAGTAATCTCCGCACCAACGCCATATATCATTTTCACGTTTTTGGTCTTCCAACTCATAAGCTAACTCATATGGATGTAAGTCTGTCGGACAAGACCAGTCTATATCATGTACCGTGAGTCCATACCCCTTAGTTACAGCAAGCCAATAAGGACGTATTTCCTCACAGTATAATTTCCATGTTAATTCTTGGCTTTCTCCTTGCTGTCCGAGTTCGCCTGTGCTTTCTCCACTTCCTTCTCGAACAATTTCTTTAAAAAACCATTAGCCGTTAATTCTTCCTGCAATTCTGTAAAAAAGTCTGTGACATCCACATCACCAGTGTCTACATAATCACCGACCAGGGAAAAAGCTTTATTCTTCGCTTCTTCGTAGCCGTCATTTGTGTCCAGATTGTAACCAAATTCATCAGAATGGAATTTCTGCAAGCCTACCAGAACCATTTCAGGTACAAATAAAAGCATATTCTCAATCTGTTCCAGATTTTCTTCTGCATCCTGTTTCATATTTACAGTCATTTTTGCAACTCTGGAAAGTAATCTTGATTTCAGTGTTGGTTCATAGCCAAATTTAATTGTGTACTCTTTATCATTTACTTTGATTGTTAACATATCTATTCCCTTTCCCTTACTATTAGTAAGAAAGGGGGCAGTCCTAAGACCGCCCCTGTTTTTATCAAATTTTAATTTACGCTGTTGCTACAGTAAATGTACCGTCTTTATTATCTGTAACCGTGTAATCATCCGTACATTCAATTGCGGAAGTGTTTGGAATGACGGTAACTGTCATTTCCAAAATTTCATCTACACCGCCGACATCGTTAGGTGTAGCGGTTGCCTGACCTACATATGCGTACTTTGCAGTTCCTCCAATTCCATCAGTTCCATACAAATGAAAAATATCCAGCTTCTTTCCTGCTAATCCATTGATATCGTGTAAATACTTCTTTTCAAGATTTCCCGTTATTTCCCTTGAATCTGCTGTTTTAATACCCATTTCAAAAGTCTGTGTATCATCTTCCAATGTTGTAGATTCTACAGTATTTGGAGTAGACGCAGGAGAAGGAATTGATTTTGCACGAACCAATAATTTATATGTTCCTGAAAAATCAGAAGATGCCGCTGTATGTTCCTTGTAGATTACTCTAGCAAGATAACTTGTATCTGCCATATATTACCGTCCTTTCTACCGCTAATTAATGCGGTCAGCGACACACCCTATTGTGTGCCGGTTAATAGTTATAGTAACGGGTCCATAGAGCCGAATGTTCGGCTTGCCCTAAATGTTGCCGTTCTGATTTTATTGGTTATCGTATAAGCAGGGTCTCTTACCTCAAACCTTTTCCATTTAAAAAAGTTGATAGCCGTTGCGGTCATATCAACTAATCTTTCCCTGTCTTCTGCTTTTTCGCCTTGATAGTTAATGGTAATCTGAAATGTTGGTTTTGCAGCGTTTATCCGATCTCCTGTTAAATCCCGTCCTGCTTCTGGAGCACCTATCTGTTTCATTAGAACTGTCGGAAATTTGGGTGTTCCTGTGACTGATTCATCCTGCGTCAGATACAGGTTCTTATACTTGCTTCCATATGCCAGCTTCATTTCATGAGAAAACATATTAAATAACTGGTCTTGCAATCGTAAAGCCCATGAATTATCAATCAACGGTGAACACCTCCTTTGCAGTTTCCATTATCAAGTCTCTAAGTTCATTAGCTGTGTAATACATGAATGGTCTGCTAGGCATACCTTCCGTAAACCACCATTGACCGTTATCGTCACGGTAAAACCATCCGTAGCGTCCGTCTGCTAATTGTCTTATTGTCTTGCCGCTGGCATACTCCCATGTAACACCATCTGGAAGTTTTCCTGGATAAGGGCTTTGTTGTCCGACAATTCCTGTTCCGAACTCTACGAACAATGCGTGATCTGTTCCTGCCACAACCGCATATATCCCACCGCCTTGCACATCTTTTACGTGTTCAGTGTGTATACTTGAATTAAGTTCGTATGTGAATATTGCATCAAGCGAAGCAACATATGTCTGTGCAATATCTACGCCCTTTTCAGCAAGTTTTTCAGCTAACAGCCTACATTTATACTCTAACGAATTTTGATAGCTTCTAAGCTCTTGTATAGCGTTCTGTACGGATTTCTGTGATAATGTCATGGAGATAACTTTCTTTGCCATACGTCCACCTATATTGCTTCAAGCTCTTTGAATACTTGCAACATTTTAGGAAACTGAATTGCGATCCAGTTAACTAGTTCTTCATTAGATGAATAATTATCTAATCCAGACTCACTAAAAAAAGCATGAATTACTTCATGCCTTAAAACTTCGTTAAATCTTTTTTTCTTTGTTTCCATGGAATCATCATCACACAGCATTGCTCCTACATTTCTAATTGTAATTTTTTTGTCGTATTCTTTACAAAGTCCATCACAATTAGTTTTTTCTAATGTATCGTCAATATCAATGCTATATTCAGTTCCCAAAATATTTACATTCTTCATGTTACCACCTACTTAACAACTTTCTGTAACAGGAATAAATCTGCTGTCAATCCCTCATCAGCTACGCCCTTTACAATGTAATCTGCGCTGTTCTCGTCCGGCAATCCATCATCATTCAGAACAACTTCCGATTTCTTCCATACGACATCACCATTGTTGATAGGCAGATATCCTTTATCTGTAACAATCTGCACATATGATGTACTATCGTCTATGCCAAATTGCTTTACTAATACTTCCGACAGCTTATTACTAATATTTGCATAGAACGTAACTGGTTCAGAGAATCCGCTTACTTCCTTTGTCTTTGGAATTGGATTGCCCTGTGAATCAAGATATGGTATGAAGTTTCCACTTGCGTCCGTATATCCCTCATACACTGGGTTTCCATATTCGTCAGTTTCCTCAATGGTCACGGTCTGACCTTGCAAGGCGTATTTCATTTTCTGCTTATTAATATCAAGCATTTTTGACCTGTTTGTAAATCTGATTTACGCCTGTGCTTGCCAATCCAGATACAATGCCGACTGCAATAGCATTCAGCACGTCATTTGCTGGAAAATCAGCAATTACGTACATTCCAACTACTCCTAAGATGCCGCCTGCCACACCTACGATAATCGGGATGTAATTGTCCTTTACGCTTGGGATTGCTTTAGCCGCAAGACCAATCAGATACGTAATCACTACGATTGCAACTACTGTTGATACTGATGTTATATCCATTTTAATCCTTACCTCCATTCTTTAAGTGAATTTCCTGTATTTCGTTATACATTTTGGTTACCATACCATTACCGCCCAATGCGTGATATGCGTTATACATTTCAACAAAATTGTCATACGCATAAGATGGTATTTCGCCGAGTTTCATATACTTATCGTGATATTCGATAAGCTGCACTCGCAAAAGTAACATTGTACCTTTACTATTGGCGTCTTTGTCTTTTTTCTGTTGCTTCAGAAGCCAAACTATATAACCAAGCAATATTGGTAACGCTATGGCGTAAGTCTGTAATAAAATTTCTTTCATTTTATATCTCCTGCAATTTAATATAGGCGCACCGCCCTCCACCTCTTACTGTGCGCCGCCTACGACCATCTTACTGATTCCAATAAAAAGGTCATGCACAATCTTCTTTATATTACTTTAACAAACGGATATACACCTACCAGAAGCGTGTCTCTATCTTTCCAGTTCCTGATTACCCCATTCTCTGTGTAAGATGCCATGTACGCTTCGCCAGCCTGTGAACGATCATAAACCGTTAAATTAATGATTACATCCTCAAATTTCTTCAAGTCCTCGTCAATCTGTTCCTGTGTATAAGACCTTGGGTACATCCGTCTGTTAATTACTTCATTTGTTGACTGCTTAATAAGAAGCTCTAACCTTGGGTTATCTTCCTTACGATCGAATACAGTAACATCAGACGTAATCCCTGTGTCGGGGTCTGTGACTTCTTCGGTATGAAATTGTCCTAGTCTGATTTTTACTTTCTGTAAAATACTGTATTTTTCCATACGGACTCCTTATAAGTTTAACAATTCAATAAGCATTTTCTTTAAATCTGCACCGCTAAAGGAATCGGCATTCTCAATTCCTTTTTCTCCTGCTAACTTCTGCAAGTCTGCGGTACTCATGCGATTAATGTCGGTCTTTGTATATCCAACGGGAGATGCCAGAGAATTACTCTCTGGCATGTTATCTCCTGCCTTGTACCATTTTCCACCACATTTAATAGTGTGTGTTGCTAACACGCTGGATCACCTCCTACGCAACTTTCATAACAACAACGCTGTCCATTCCCTCAAATGTCGGAAGTCCAATCATTGATACTACACAATGAGTATTGATTGGATGGTTTGTTGCATATGTGTAAACAGCAATTCCGGTTTCTACGATAGAAAGGTTTCCATCTGTCAGACTTCCACTTCTTTCTTCCGGTGTCTTTCCGAATACATAGTCACCAAGGTATACTCCAGCACACTGACAAGATACAATTCCGGTCGGAATAAAGTACTTTGTCTGACCGTCAGCAGGGTCAACATACAACTTATCGTATACCTCAATCTCGATTCCGTAGCCGCGCAGATATTCAGTTACCTGTGACTGCTGTAAACGAATACCGCCTGTGTATGCAGTAATACCGAGAACCTGTTTCTTTGTATCCTCTGCCTTTAATACCATTTCCCATGTCTCGGTGTTCATGCTGTATCTTGTCAGAGAATATCCGGTTTTCTTTGCAAAGTTGCGTCTTGTCTCGATAAGGTCATCAAGTGGCGTTGCAGTTGCTGGAACATTCCACTTATCAGAGTCTCCTGTAATTTCAACAAAGTGGTCTTTCTTGTGTGCAGCTCCATTGTCGGAAGTATAATCTACGGTATATTTGCTTTTCCCGATATGTACATCAATCTTTGGTACACCGTCAGCCGGTGCAAGCAAACTCCAAATCTGTCTCTCCGGTACAACTCTTGCGCCCTCAATCAGCATCATAGGCTTTTTGCTAATCTCACGAAGTACATCATTTGCAAGAGAAGCATTCTCTGCGTTTCTGTAATTGTCGTATTCCTGCTCTTCTCGCTCTGTCACCATGTAGGACTCACGATAAAAAGGCATCTCGTTTTGGATATCAGAGAAAACGCCAACATCTCTTAACTCTGCCTGTGCATCAAAGTTAGATGCTTTCAATGAAACAGGAAGACCGCTTTTACCCTTGATAAATCTAAGGTCAAGGCTCTCTTGCTTTCTTGTACCAAACTTCTGTCTGCCGAGATAAGGTTGAGAACCTAAAGTTTTTTCATAGTTATTCCACATTACACCAAGACTTCTTGCTGTAAATGCTTCTGCTAATGGTAATGCCATAATTTGCACCTCTTTCCTTAATCAAAAAAAGTAACTCTTGGGGTCTTGGCTTTTGCCGTTTCCTCAACAGTTACTCCATTCTTTGTAAGTTTCGCATTGTCGATATCTCCCGCGTAAACGTAAGTTCCCGGTGCATCGCCCATCGTTACGTCAACATCATCAAACAGATATCCGACACAGCTTTCATCGTTTGATGGAAATGGTGTTCCACCTTTTACAATCTTTCTTCCGTTTGCATCTGCTCCTGTTGCCATTGTCTGCGGAACAATACAAGCAGCTCCCAAATAGGGAAAATGCTTTAAAATACCAAGTCTTTGAGTAAAATCTCTTTCAATAGGCTTACCCATGATTTTTACCTCCTAAATTACATAATGATTTTTTGCTTCTGTGGTAGCCGAGTTGCTTCCAAAAGTAATCTTTTCAGCATTCTCGACATCCGCTGTCTTTGTGTTGTCTTTATTACCGCCAGCAGTACCGCCGCCTGGATTAGTAGAATTGTTTGCAATCTCCTGTTCCTTTGCCTGTGCCGCCGCGGTCTCTTTTTCGGACATAATCTTTCCAAGTTCGGCTGTATCAAAGCTGCCATCTTCTTTTACAATTGTTTTTGCCTGTTCTGCGGTTACTTTGAAATCGGTCATAGCCTTTTCGCGCAAATCTCTAATAGCATTTTTTTTCTGCAATTCTGCGATTTGCTGATTAGCTGTGTCTAATGCCTTATTTGCCTTTTCAAGCTCTGTCAGATTACCAGCTTCCAATTCATCCAGCTTTTTCTGTAATTCATCCGCATTATCAGCCTTTGCCTTATATTGGTCTGCCTTATCTTTCTCCTTTTTGGTTTCGCCATTGACCTGATTCAGATAATTGCTTACCTGTTCGTCTGTAGGTTCTGCCACTCCGATAGCAATAAGATTCTGTTTTGCCTGTTCTCTTGTCATAAATTACCTCCGATTCACTACGCTTTTTTACGTTGGTTGCTCAACTTGTGATTTCTCCTATTTCACGCATAAGTGCAATATAAAATAAAAACAACTACCGATTATTCCTCGGTAGTTGCCTTATTCTGCTGATTGTTTAATTTTTCCATAACTTCCTGTGCTTTCTTTTCTTCTGCTTCGACATTATCAATGGTTTTATACAAAACATCTAAGTATGGCTTAGACTGTATAAAAGTTTTTTCAGAATCTCCCCATAATCCGCATGTAGATATTGCAATCCTAGGATTAATTCCAGATTGAAGCATTTGTGTAAGTGCCTGTGTCTTAGTATAAAGATTATCTAATGGGCTATGGCTTACTTGAATGTCAAAATCTTTTTGTTTAAGCCCTATATCGTGATCTTTTATCCTGATTACATTTAATATTATTTTTGCTAATCTTTTTTCAGCAGTTTTTATGATAGGGTCTTTTTGCTTTGCTCTTGTCTTGGAAAAATCCCATCCTGCTCTTAAAGATACCGCCCCTTGCGTGTCTCCACCAGAGTTTTGAGATTCTCTAGCAGGAATAGCTAAGATAGCTTGTGCATTATCAATCAAATCGTCTTTAGCGACCTGACATTGCGTCTGGTTCAATTCCTGTGTCATTACATCAACATCACTCTTGTTATCCTTGTTAATGGATTTTACTACAAGAGCACGGTTCATTTTCATTTTCTGAAATTCTTCTTCGTCAATCTCGCAATTTATAAATTTTACCCATGCTTGTACAAAGTCCTCTATATTGTCCATTCTATTAGACTGCATATTGTTTACTGCGTCCAATAGCGAAATAACTAATTCTACGTCAGAAATTCTTTCGTGATTATTTGGAAATTCCACTATAGGTATGCTTCCAAAAGCATGTACTTTCCAATTTTGCAATTTACTATTAACAATCTGACATTCATAGGAATCTGTATAGCATTGTTTATACCAGTTTCCCTCAACATCTTTTAATTCCTGTACCGCAAGAACAGGTTCGTCTGTAGATTTATTATAAATAATAAAAGTGTTCATAGGGCTGGGGGCTACAATTCTGAATGGAATATCTCCATTTGCAAACTGCACAGCTTTAAAAGAAGTACCAGTTGCTGACTGCCACTCTCCAGCTTTAATATCTTTTTCCTGCTTGTTAGCATCTGTTGTGTAGTCGTTTAATTCGTCAACAGCTCTATTTGTTGCTTCATCATCTTTTCTGCTGATATATTGAATTGGTTCACCGTAAGTCTGTCCTACTTTAAACTGAACAATTTCATATGCATGATTTTCTACTACTTTGTTTGTAATATCCTCATTTTGCATTTTTGTTCTGTATAATATAGGTTGGTCACCTTTGTAATAATTCCAAAGGTACTCTATAGCCATTTTGTTGAAATAAAAGACTCCGATGCACTGACCAATGACTTTTACAATGTTGTCTTGTGTGATAGTCTCAACATCTGTATATGCAATTTTTCGACCATAACATCCCTTGACCAATTCTTGAAAAGTCCTGTTGTTCATTGCTTCTCCTTATACAAAACAAACGCCACTGGAAGTGGCTCTTTGTGGTAATCTTTTTGCTTCTGTTTCCCCTGTGTCATAGTGGTATATGATTCTCTTTTCACATTTTCGGCACTTACAGATTGTATTCGTTTGTGACCGCATATCATGTCTGCCTACCGTTCTATGACATATAGGGCAGTATATTGTTTTCGATTCTGTCAAAATAAATCCCCCTTTTATGCATTAAAAAAGCACCGTCATAAAGACGATGCCTTTTGAGAGAGGTGTGAAAGCTTGTTGATTTGGTCTTTAACCATTTTAATGATACCACGCTGTATATAGGACATTCTAGGACAACATCATAATCCAATATACTGTTCACCATATTTTTTTTCAAATTCCTTTAATGCCATGCCATGTAGCCTAGTAATATTCCTAAAAGAGTAATTCATTTCAGTTGCTATTACTTCAAAAGTCTTTTTCTCAATATATCTGGCAAACAGAATATTATATACATTTTCATCATCCATACTGTCAATTTGACTTATGATTACATTTTTCTTTTCAACGTAACCGTCTATCATTCTATCCAGTTCTTTTTCCATTTCATCTATTTTGGAAAATGTAACTCCCATTCTGTCTGGATCAGGGGAAGTTTTTACACGTTCATCATTCTGTATAGCTGTAACATTGCAAGCCATTTCTCGCAACTGCTGTATTTCCACCAGTTTGTTATTAATCATCCTGTTAAGTCTGCTTATTTGATTCAGGTATTCTCTTGTCTGCATCCTTAATACCTCCTAAATGGATTGTGTGCCGCTTCTACTTTTGCTACCCTGTTTCCCTGTGTGATTCTTAAAGCAAAATTAGAGAAAACGTCTGGAACATCATCCAACTGTTTCTTTCCAGATACCGAATATTGCTTTAATAATGACATCATTACCCCGTACGGTTCATTTGGTTTGTAAAGTGATGAATCCTTAAAAATCACATGCTGTAAAATCCAGTTAGAGCATTGGAAAATTCGTGCTTCCTTGTTAGTTTCTGTCGGTGTGTCAGTGATATTGCATATCCATCCTTTAGCTTCCACACGCTTATTTACTTCCATTGCCACCCTGTCTCCACCTGCGTTACGTTCAAATTCGCATTCTTGTACTTCATTATTTACAAGAACATTTGCGGCATTCTCATATTGTAACTCATAATCTGCTGTATTGTCGCACACGCAATCTATGCAATAATAATCTTCCCCATACTTTTGCAATACTGGTAGAACGAAAAAGTCTGTACCTTTTCCTTTTGTATCACATTGCGCAGTAATAATCTCTGGCGTACCATGTGGGAAATTGAAATATCTGCGAATTTTATCTTCTGGAAATAGCAATCCCTCACGTTCAATCGGCTCTTGCTTGTATAGGCACTTATAAGATATTTCATCCATTAGCAGTTGCTGGTCTGCAAAAAATTCCTTGGTGAATCCGCTAAACTCATAATCAAAATTGCTCTCTCCTGTCACTGGGTCTATATCAGGAACTGCAATGACTTTCACCCTTTTATTTCCAGCATACATATTCTGAATACGTCCTATAACGTCATGTACGCTCCACCTCGTAGCAATATGGATTTCCTTACAGTTCTTGCCGTCTGTATCTTGAATCTTTCTCTGACGTGCATCTACAGCGTATTTATCCCATAACTTATCCAGTATTGCATGGTTCATAGCTTCTTCAATGCCGCCTATCATATCATCAACAAGTAAAAACTTTGAAGCTCTTACTTTACCAGCATTCTTACTTCCTACTGACGTACACTGTACGCTTGGAAAAGGTTTGTATTTCCCAACATTGAATTGTTCCATTTTTGCGTTTGTTCCAGTAACTTTCAAATTTGGAAATATTTCTCCCCATGTGTACTCGTCCGTATTTGTAACAATGTCATAAACACCGTCATAATACATTCTTGTAATGTCACCGCTGTGAGAATAAAACAAGTTAAAGTCTTTAGGAAACCATCCAATAACCGCAGAATTAAAAAATTTTTCAATCGTGGTTTTTCCTGCTCCTGGTATTAAGCTGATGCACAAAATATCATACTTATCATCAATCATGCCCTGTAATGCATCCATAAGCCCTATTTTTATTAATTGCTTGCGCCTTGGCATATAAAACCGTTCTTTTGGTTCTCTGTTTTTTTCAATATATCTAAAATAACTGTCTACCACTTTATTCTGTGCTTCCAGCAGTATTACGTCATAAAATTTGTCGATAAGTTCATACTTTGTCTTATTGGCAAAAGCATATTTTTCCAAATCCCAAATCGTGCCGCCTGAATTTTTTACACAGAATTGCTCTATAATCTCTTTTGCACGTTTTGTTATCTGCAATCCGTATGGAATGTCTTTTTCTGTCTTGATCGCAACTGTGGAAGCATCAACATATGCATCTATGACCTGTTCATCAATCCCATGCACCTGTATGTAATTTTCATAGTTTTTTACGGCATTCTGTAATTCTAAAGACAAAAAAGACACCTCCGCATAGCAGAAGTGCCTTGACCTCTGCCTATAATTTTTCTAGGGTAGTGATAATCACTTTTGATTACCAGTAATTCTCTGTTTTGCGATATTGAAATAGTTTTTATCTAATTCAATACCTATAAAATCTCTGTTTGTATTTACGCAAGCGACACCTGTACTGCCACTTCCCATACAATTATCAAGAACTATATCATTTTCATTTGTATATGTCTTGATGAGATATTCCAAGAGTGCGACAGGTTTTTGTGTCGGGTGTTCTAACTCACTATTAGGAACGCCTACAAAATCTAATATGTCAGTAGGATAATATTCATTATTTACTGTCTTTATGGCTTTATACTTGCCATAGCAACCTCTCTGCTTGCAACTGTTTCCCTTGCTTCGATATTCTCCAATGCGCATTTTAGGATTATATGTACACTGCTTTTTGTAAAAAACGCATATATTTTCTGTAGTCCGTAGGGGTTGCTTTTTAGCATTTAAAAATCCTCTGCAATAATGTTTATACCAAATCCACATATACTTAAAGTTTTTAATATTACTATGTATCAATTCAGCCGTAAATGGCATTTGAGAAAATAAAACAACCGCTCCGTTTTTTTTGATGATTCTATTGTATTGTTCCCACAATGGTTCAAATGGAATTATATTATCCCATTTATTTTGTGTTGTACCATAAGGTAAATCGCACAAAATCATATCAACTGACTTGTCAGATATATTCTTCATAAGTCCAAGGCAATCGCCATTATATAAATCAATTTTGCTCATAATATACACCTATAACTGTTTTATGGTAGCGACTAACTTCATTTGTTAGCCGGGAATATGTTTTAATGCGTAAATATCGCATCATTATCAATTTCAACTGTATATATTTTTCCACATAAGCAATCACAAATTACTTGCTTGCCTGTCTTTAATATTTTTTCCGTCTCGTCCGGTGTAAGTTTTCTAATTTCCTTGCAATGTGGACATTTCACATAAATTCCATCTTCGCATCCGTTTATTATATGCTTAGTAATATCAGAAAATGGTTGTGGGCGTTCTACTCTGTCTAATGCCTTTTCAAATGTGTAGTCTTTCTTGTAATCCATAATAATTCCTACAGCTTCATATTTTCCAAGATTAACTCCTAAAAATCTGTCTGTGGTTGTGTTCCATATGGTATATAAGTTGTCTATATCATCTTGCAATGCAACTATTAACATAATCTCACTCCTTGTTTAATTCATCTGCACGCATTGTCATGTCAATTTTTGTTCCATTTTTATCTCTTGTACTAATAAAAACACATTTGTCATCATGGCTTATCGCATTTACAAGTCTAATTTCTGTTTCATCATCTTTAAAATTGTAGCATTTTCGCATTTCTTCAATGCAATTGTTCATTTCTGATATTTTCATAATCTCGCCCCCTCAACAATTTATTTTTATACCCTCTGTCAATACCGCAGTCTTATCCTCATTCAGAATTGCATTTCCGTTTTCATCCGTTTTATGCCATCTTGCATCAACTTTAATCATTGGACTTTGGTTTGAATGACCGATAAAATGCAACTCCATGTCCGTGCAGTTTACTTTTTTGCCGTCAATAAACACTTGTGCGGTTTTGCCATCGGATATTATCTTAATTTTTTCATTCATCCTTTTCACCGTCCATTAAAACAACATGTGTTACTTTCCCAGTTTTTGTTACTTGGTCTACTTCCAGTTTTGTCTGAAGCTTATCAATATGCATATCAATATTTGTCATATGCCTAATTTGCTTATCCCCTACACACAAACTTGTGCTGCCGTCCTCATACTGTAAAAGTAATAATTTAATCTTTTTGCTTTCCTGCATTTTTGACTTTATCGTTATATCTCTGATAATCACAAGCAAAATAACCGCTATCCAATAGCACGCATATGCTATTTTGCCTAAAAAAATATAAAAAATTGCTCCTATTGCGCAAGCCACAAAGCAAATAGCAATTATTCTGGCATATTCAATTAATGTCTTTGCTATAATTTTAAGTATTCTTTTCATTTCTCATAAACCTCTCAAAATCTTCCATACATTTAGGGCACAAGTCGTATGTAACATTTAAAATACCATTCTTTGTAACAGAATTTCCGCACAGTATTCTATTTTTAATTTCTTTCCCGCACCTATCACAAGTGTGCCATTCTTTTTGATGTTTCATTCTCTCAATCCTCTTTCTTATATCCGCTCTCGATTAAAAGAATTTCTGACAATATAATTTGCTAACTCCCCATCTTTCCATCCGTCCGTACTTTTCATAGAATCATAAATCTGTTTATATTCTCCAGTCAGCTTGCCAAATTCAAACCATCCCAAGTCAAGTGTCACTCCGTAATCATAAAATCCCCTGTCACACCACTTTCTGACATAATACATTAACTGTTTATATGAGAACCCAAGCCTTTCAAAAATATTCCCAATAGTTCTTATGCTCAATTCACGGTCACTCAAACGCAATTTTCTTTTCTGTTCATTCACGCAAGCTCTAAAAAATATTTCTTCTAATTGCTTCATTCTTCCACCTCCGACAAATCAATAACAATTAGCACAGAACCATAACAGTTCCATAAATCACATCTTTCTTCTTCGGCTGTTTTTCTATCAACATAAAGTGAATGCGGTTTGTTGCTTTTTACACTAACAAGTGCATATTTGTATGTTGGATAATACTTTTCCTTTGCTTCTGCAAGATTCACCGCTACACCAGCTTTCTACATTTCTGATATATCCTTTATTTCTCCATTTGGGAGTTTTACTTTAACTTCGCTCGCAATTACCTTTATCGTAATTTCCTTTGCCATGTCTTTTGAGTAGATACCTGATATGTTATTAATACTTACCACTCCTTTTACAATTTCGCCATCGAGTGATAATGTAATAAATTTTCCACTTGAGTTGTCAAGCAATGCTTCTTTAACCATCTTCCACCAACTTTCAAACATCCATACACTGTTTTAGCGCATTTTTACAAAATCTTATATGACTTTCCAAAAGTTTTTTACGAGTATCATTATCAACATGAACCCCATCGAAGCATTCTGCATAAGTATTCATTCGTAATTTGCTTCTTTCCATTTCTGATTTTAAAAAATGTTCAATGGGTGTTTCAGTTTCATCACATAACTTTCTACCGCACATCGGGCAATAGTTGATATCAAAATATCCGTCTGCCTTGCATTGTTTAAAAATAATAATCCCTGCCTTTTCATCATTGGCATTCTTGATAATCTGCGCATCTGATAAATCTGTAGCACTAGCGCATGGATTGATTTTTATATCTTTACCGCAAATAGTATTTTCGTCTTTCCATTGTCTGCAAAATTCACACATATCACACCTCAATACCATATTCACTAAAATAGTTTGCAATATTTTCTGGGATTTCTACACCCATTTCCTTTGCTTTTTTAAGTGATTCTATTTCTTCATCAGTCGGCGCATTTGCAAGTCTGAACCATTCGTCTGCGTCAATCATCCTATTTTTCAAAGCATTATCAAAATCTGTTACGTCATAGTGTGCTTTAATGCATTTATCTTTAGGATAAACAACATGTGTTTTTGTATCGCCAGTACATGTGCAATCCAATCCAGAACTTAATTTTCCACATCTTTCTTTAAATTCGCATGTATCGCACTCTGTATCTTTTTCAACATATTTCTTTGGTTTGTATTCCTTAAAATCCTTACATTCAAAATCTAAATCTGTATCATTTCCCTTTTCACAATCATAAATTGGATGTTCGTTTCCTGTTTCTTCGTCAAAAATATAATCCTCATAACAGTATTTGCATTTTGAACAATCTTTCACGTCACTCTCTCCTATCTGTGCAGTTTCCGTAGGCGGTTCGGACTCCAAACAACGCCTACGGTACTTTCAAAAAATCAGAATGGCAGGAATCGAACCTGCGACCGCCTGTATATAAGACAGGTGCTCTAACCGACTGCGCTACATTCTGCTGCGTTAGGTTCCAGTTTTTTACTTGCTCCATACCTAACTAAGTGCAAGTTTGTGTTAGTCAGAGGTTCATCAAAACCACTCTAGGGGATTCATTTGCCGCAAAACTGCGCATTTTCACGGTTTACAAAGAATCAGCAATAACATTACATGATCATAAAATTGTACACAAGACGAACTGAAATGATATTAACAATTCTCTGCACTTCTCATAAACTGCTACGCTGATGCACCAGCGCAAACTTCCAAAGTGCCACTTGCTACCCACTGGCTATTGCTGTCACAGTGTCGCTTATCTCCGCAAGTGTAGTTTTTTTAAGATACCTCAAAGCAAACTCTTGGTATCTCTTAGCAGATACGGCAATTACTTGAATTACCGATAGCAGCACAGGGAATCGAACCCTGTCAGCCAAAACCATGCCAACCGCTTTCAAATCTGCAATTTCTAATCACGGAAGGGTTTGCTGTTTCCAATGATACCGCTACCATCCATAAGTCTCCCATCGACCGGAACTATTGCAGTAGCACCCGACTAAGTGGAGATAAGGAATTGATGTGGTGAGGATTTGAACCTCACATAATTGATTTCTGAAAGCTGCTTGTTGCTAATTACGGACAATCTCCGCTTATTACTTGGCAAACATGCTATCAATCAGTTTCTTTACTTGCGTTTACCCATTCCGCCACACATCTACCACCTGCGTAGTAACTATTTAAGCTATTGCCACTAAGAATTATTAAGTAAAGGGGAATCCGACTGTAACGGTCATATCTGCGTAAGCTATGGTTCGGGGTTTCACCAAGTGGTCAAGTGTTGTGGGATTTCACTCGACCGATACCAGTCGGACGGTCTCTCACCGCCCTTAACAGTAGTCCTAACTGGTGTACCTATCTCGGAAGAAAAGGTAAATAGTGTGTACGTCCTGTCCAAAATGCTAAAAACATGACAACGGTAACGGCAGGAGTCGAACCTACATAACCGTTTGAGTACGTTACCTAACCTTGTTTTGCAAAAAGTAGTCTTGTATGAATTATCAAAAAATGAAATTCTATCGAAAAATTCTTATCCGTGTATACCATGTTATCTATAAAAATCCGAATTGTAGGTATAATCACTATTTCATTTTTGAAAATGCAAAAATCTTTTCTTTCTAACCGATACATAACAAGTTTACCCTTCTGCCATGTTTAATGTTCCCTCCATGCTTCCAAAATCTTTTAACGGATAATCATGCTTATGACTATTAGCAAATACTTTCACTAAGCATTTACCATCTTCTGTCTTAAATTGGCATTCAGAGCATCTAAACACTAAATCGTTTTGTTTTTTAGTTTCTTCACAGTTCATACACCAGTTTTTAGTAAAAATATCAAGTCCGTGTACTGCTTCTTTTGTATTGTCCGAATTTCCACTTGTAAAGCTAGTCATTTCAAATCCATTGTCCATAAAGCACCACCTAATTTCGTATAATCTCCTGCATAGTTCCATAATTGGACTTCCCTGCATACAGCACCACACTTTTCGCATTGTACAAACTGTGTCCATGTCATATCAGCATATATCGCATTATCAATCCACGGTTTTGCTGTTCCCTTTGATATTGGTCTGATTAATGCGTCGCCACAATTTTCACAGGTCATTACCAGCGAACTATGATTTCTGTCAAACAGATACCGTGATGCAATTTTTAATTTTGTAAGAAAGTTATTTTTCCTCATTTTCTCTTTTCTCCCTGTGTTCAAACTGGCATTCCAGCATCTTTGATATGTTCTTTCGATCGCATTTAATGCCGTGCCCCTGCCTGAACAATTCGCATTCTAAGACTTGACCGCATCTGGAACACTCGTCTGTGATTTGCTTGCCGAAGATTAACATGGCTATGACTCCTTACCTGTTTTGTAAACAAACATAAGTATTTCCAAAACTGAACATGTCATTTTCACGCCTGCTAACCAGAATAACCATGTTGGTGCCTGTAACTTAATCAAAATCCATATAAGAATAATTCCTGTGAACATATTGACTCCTTTTTTATTTTTGAAAAATTTTTAGAAATAGGGTGTCTGGATAATTAATATCTGCGTGTTGGATAAGGGCTTTTTGTTTATCGGGTGGCTTGGGTGACTCAGTAGGGGCTGTCTCGTCCGTTCTTCCGACCCCCTCCCCCTGTCTGCCAGATCCATGCTATTAATCGAACATACGTTAACTATTCGCAAAATATTAATTTTACGAACTATTTTAAATCCAATTAAAAACCTTGAAACCCTTATAAATACTACATTCTAGCCGTTTTCCTTATCTTCCAGTACTGCATTGTTATCCTGTATCTGTCCAATAGTGCCATTAATTGCACCGAGTTGAGGTAGTTCTGCTGCTGTTTTTATTGCTCTTATAGTTTCCTGCTGTATCATACGGCGTGGCTCATACAGTTTGCCCAACTCATCCTCGTTGTTAGCTCTTAACGCATGACCCATTGTGTCATTGCTTAATCCGTTAGTATTTGAGTCCTGCATCTCTTCCTGTAATTTTTTCTTAACGTCAAAGCGCAGTCGACTTGATTCATCGTTTCGGTTTACATACCCATTACCATAGTACTTAGTACATAACCCATTATTATTAATTATATATATATTATTGCACTCCATATCTATATCATTTTGAGGTAACATAAATATATAACCGTTAGTGCTATTAGCTTTATGCCATAGGTCTATAGTAAATCTATTAATACCTGTTAGATTGCTAAACTGGTTATATTTAATAACTCCACCATAGCGCTTATTAAGCTTTATAAATACATCTACTACAGACTCTACAGACTCTACATCCCATGTCTTTAGCTTGGATTTGCAGTTATTAAATGTCGTATCGTTTTTGCCAGGCTCAAATACATCTTTGTATATGTCTGACCAAATAGAATCTATAATATCGGCTTTTCTCTTTTCCGGTGCGTTTTCCACGTCCAGATCTATATACATATCTTTAAACGCAATCTCTGTTAACTCTGCTAGAGATAATACATCTATGCTCTTTCTGTCCATGTTTACACCTCCTAGAAAAAACAAAAAGCCCTTTAAACCAAATAGAAATACAAACACTGCATGTTATAAATACAGCATAAGTAAAACATATTTGCCTTAAAAGGCTTTTCTTGCGTATAAAACAGCTATTATAAGCTGTCCTGTAAATCTTAATCGTGTATAGCTCTCTAATGAGCTTATAAATATAATAAAGCAGTTTACGTAAAAATGCAATAGGTTTTTAAAAAAATTATCCAGCAGATCAACGGTTAGATATATCCGCAAAATGGAAATTTAAACCGATAAGGAAAATCTGTCTTTAAATTTTGAATTTAAAAACCGTTTTGCTCTTAACAGGAAAATTTTTGTTGTCTCGCGCGTATACGCGATATATAACCTATACTAACCTTACCTAACCTATACTATACTACGGATACAAAATGTATACAAAATGGAAACAACGGGTAAATTATGGAAACATTTTAATGTCTAAAACGGTGGTTTGTCTGGTAGTTTTATGTCGGTCATAGTTGGCTCTTGCTCTACATGCTTAATAATACATGTCTTCCTTGCGTTTATCTCTTCCTGTAGCTTTAATAACCGCATACGGTTGTCTGTCTCTTCCTCTTCTCTCGTTATACGCTTCTTAAATGCCCTAGAATCAATTTCAATGTCGTTGTTGATAAAATTATCATTAAAACCATTTTCATCCGTCCTAGACGATTCTGCGACGTTTGGACGGTATTCTGATGTATTTGGTAAATCAAAATTATTATGTAAATCTTTATCTATTAAATCTTGTATATACTGGCTTATAGATTTACCTGTCTTATTAATTATTTGCTCTTTAGTGCCTTTTACTAATCTGATTTGCACTATATCAAATTTTGACCTGTAGTTGTCGTTTGCTCTTTTCTGGTAATCTTTCATGTTTTCCTCTCTTTCTTGCGATATAACAAGATATATTGCATACTATATATGCATGTTATATATAACTATTATATCGCATGTTATTGTATAATGCAAACAAAAAGCACCCTGTCGGATGCTCTTGTAAATCTGTTAAATATGTGGGGAGTATCTTGGAATCGTGTCCATGTCTATAATCTGTACTTGTCCTTTATCGTCCAACTTAAATGCAAACATTATACCGCCTATGATCGTTACATCTGGCATATCTCCATTTTTAACAGGTAATACGTTGTTGTCCCAAAGATACAGCATATTATATCCATGTCTATACATGCCCTTTAGGATGTCGTAAAAGATTTTAATTTGCACGCCCTGTTCTCGACTAACCAGATATATATTACGTTGGCTTGTCATATAAGGCTTTTTAGGGTTTATGCTGTACCCAATCGGCACTCCAACATCAAATCTTTTGCTATATTTGGTTTTGCTTATGCTCTTATCGTACCAATTAGTAAGCCCAGCTGTTCGGTATTCCTCTGCTGTACCGGGAAAGAATATCTTTACAAGTCCTTTATGTTCTAGCCCGAATGCTTTTATATTCTCTCTTACAAAATCCCTGTACCACTCTTTATCCTCTGGTAGTACCAATGCATTGTAATAATTATAAATGTCTTCCGCAGTTAATTTTTGCGTGTTTTTACAAAAGAAAGTATAAATATTATTACTTGTAATTAGTTTGCTTGCTACAGGTTTATTCATGGACACAAGACCGCTGTAGTAGTCCATACTTCGATACTTTCTGTTAAATTTCATTCTCCGCTCGTTTATTACAATATAGGTTTTATCTGGATTGACTATTACATAATTACCTACTATTGGCTTATGCCAAGATAAAGCCAATTCTTCCAGTTTATCTGACCCGATCATGTCTATTGCTTGTTGTATCATTTTTCCCTCTCCTTAATCACAAAAGGCTACCATTGCAGTAGCCTTTTATTTTTATATTAGATATATGTCAGTAATCTTAATTTTGGCGTTTCCAAGTGCTAATTCTGCTTCAGTATAATTCGTTTCATACCCGTTATCATCGTATTCTGGTTCTATATATTCGCCATGCTCTACGATTTCAAACAGGTAGTTTATTCCATTATCCGCATCTAACTGATATGAGTAGCTATGTTCTTCTCCGACTTTGTAGTTAAATTCATCAAGTCCGTCAATAGAGTGTTCTCCGTCCCATACATCGTTGATTTCTACGATGTCTCCGATTTCCAACTCTGGAATATCCGTATCCCATTCGCTGTTTTTAATAATTTCAATTGCCTTTTCTACTACTTTATTCATTTTAATCCCTCCTGTTTTTCTCTATCCATTCTAGCAATCAGTTTTTTTATTCTCTTCTCATCCTTACGCAAAGCTTCAATTTGCTTTTTTTGTGGCTTGCGTAAGGATTTTGCTTACATTGCACTTGTTTTTAACAAGGCACATGTTTCTTATTGCTTCGTCTACCGTATCGCCACGGCTCAAAAGCTCATCTTTGCTATGATGCCCCATGATATACGCGACATCATAGCCATCTATAGCAACTACTGTTATTTTCTGGGGTGTCGTTCCATGCCCTTTAAATAACTTATAATAGTTTCCGTATAGTTCTATCACTTATCCATCCTCTCTCTTTTTACAAAATGATCTCTCCGTTGCACTCTATGTACAGCTCGTTACTGTAATTCCAGTAATTATAAGCATCTTTTAAGTTGTCAAAAGTTGCAACTTTATCAAAGCTGTTGTTATCAACAACAGAAAACACCATTTCGGACGTTGCCCATGTGTCTTTATACTCACCGTCTCCGTCCTCATCGTATTCATATTCCTCTATAGCATATTCTGTTACGAGGAATAAATGTGGATACTGGTGTACAGTTGATTTGTACTCTTTTAGAGCTTCTCTTGCTTCTTCCAGAGTAGCGAAAGAAGCTACGTTTTCACTGCCTACAGAATCATAATCAAATGTAATGTCCTGTTTGATCTTAAACCTGTCTTTAAATGGCACTTCTATCTCCCTACTATTAATTTCATATTTCTTCATGTTTCCGTCTCCTTCTAATTTTAAATTTTTATTGACTAATCAAACCAATTATAATACTATATATACATAGCTTTGCTATTGTGTAGCATCCATGACGTGCTACACAGTCGCCGCAGTCTACGGTGTGGCGTTGGATTGAAATAATATTTTTTAGGAATTGGTACAGAATAGTCTGTACCTTTTTCTATTCCATGCAGCCATCTTTTAAAAACTTGAATCCGGCTGGATTTTCTTCTATTAGTCCTTCATCTTCGAGCGACTCTAAACATTTGCTGTAGAAATAATTTAAGTTTTCCTCCCATGTCCCTGTCATCCATTTGGAATGAGTAATTTTAAATTCAGCGAATACATTATATTCTGGATATTTTTTGTCTGAAAAGCTAATAGGCTCTGAATAAATGTTACCAGAACTTACAAAAGCATATATTTTTGTAGTTGTCTTGCTTTCTTTTTTGATATCCTTGTCTAAATCAATTACATATTTTCTCATGGTTTCCTGTCTCCTCTCTCTTTGCTTGTTTCCTGTTGACTATACAATAACATATTAGTGCTTAATTGTCAACATATTTTAGTGCTTAATTTAAATTATTTTTTCATTTTGTCCATTCTTTCCAGTTCTTCTAATATTAACTGTCTCGCAAATGCACTTGTTTTTAGTCCATATGCATTTATTCTGTCTACTGTGCCTTGCGGTAATATTATGTTTATTCTGTCTCTGCTTTCCATACATTTTTTTACTGCTTGCCTGTTTTTTAGCACTTTCTCATTTTCTGTTACTGCCATGCTTCAAACCTCCTTTGCATTGTTATAACTACATTATATATATTAGTGCTTAAATAGTCAATAACTTTTTAGTGCTTAATAATAATGCACAATTTCCGATATGATATTAGTGCTTAATTTTGTGTGTTTTGTCAATATACATTAGTGCTTAATTTATGTATAATACAAGTATCAAATGAAACGCAGAAAGAGAGGAAAACAATATGATTATAGGAACTTTAACAGATGGAACAAAATGCGTATATGATTTACCAAACAACATAAAGACAGCCGAGGAAATGCAAAGCCTTGTATATGGCTACAACAACGGCAGAATGGCAGAAAGTCAACGACCAGAGCTTTACAATCAGCCCAAATTATTAAGCCTCAACGGTCCGATGTGGAACGGTTGGGGAACTCTTAAAAGCACAGGCGAAACAGTCGCAATTATTCGCTATGAAAAGCCTAGCAAATTTTAGCCGAAACGCTCCGATCTGGAGCGTCAGCCGCGGGACGGTCGCCGTGGCTCTGATGATGGCAGACTAGAAAGGGAAAATATGAAAACGTTAAAATTTGAAAACAATAAAATCTATAGTACCTCTTCACTTTGTGAAAAAACTGATATTTTTGAAATCGTGGAAAAAATTCCGGTTCACTTTTTTGTCTGGAATATTGGTGAAAACATGGGAACGCATGAATATATTCCGGTTTGCGAAGACTTGCACCCAGAATACAAAGACAATTACGAGATCAACACGGCAACACTTAAAGCCGTAAAAGTTGCACCGGACGAATGGAAAAAACTTGATAAAGCGGCATCTTGGGGCATTGGAAACCTTAAGCAAGCAGAAAAAGCCCTAAAGAGCAAACGCCACGGCTACACGTCCGACAGAAAAAGAGCTGCCGCAGAACTCACAATTGAAATTTTCCGCAGAATTTGCGAATAGTCGAAACCGCCACTTTTGGCGGTCTGCAGGAATTGCCCCACCTGCATTGATGAGACAGGGCACATAATGATAAGGAGGTATACACATGAGAAAATTAACATTTGATACAAACAACGGTGGTATTTTATCCGTAGAGCAAAAGAAACATGATGGGAGCATACAGGTAAGCACAGGAGAAAAAATAAGTGCTGGAGACTTTGTAATGTTGCTGAATTATTACAGGTATGTCAAAAATAACGACATTCAGAACGATTTTATAAATTACTGGGGTAAGAATTAACTTTACAGTATATGCATAAAATGATATAATTTTCAGAAAAAAGGAGAGGTGTAACATGACAATCAGAGAGTTTTTGGAGGAAAACAAAGACAAGTACACATGCATAGATTATGAATGTGGTAATGTAACCTATGACACTATAAACGGCTTTACATCCGATAACACAAAAGAGGAAAAAGAAAAAGCCATGAGCGAAAACATTGATTTGTTCAGTTTTTGCAAAATGAATGTTTTTGAATATGTAAACTGGCTTGACAGTATGGAAGAAGATCCAGAAGATGAGGAAAAGAAAGAGCGCATACTTGCCGTTGCGAAAAATAAGTACGGCTATGATGCAAATGATACTTTTCTTGTTATATCAAAATAGTTGTAAATAAATAGAGTTGTATGAGGAACAAAGTAATGTTTTTGTTCCTCATATGTTTATAAAGGTATAAAAAGTGAAAATTAACAAAAAAATTGAGATAGAACGCCATGAAATGGGCGCATCTTTTTTGGACATAAAAAGCGAATTAGACAGCGTAGAGATATCGGCATCTATTCTTGAAAGAATAAATGTTTGGTATAATAATATACAAAACAAAAACATAAAATTGAATTTTATACCATTTTTAAAAAATGGTTACATATATATTGAAGATACAGATTCTGTATTGTTTTTTTCGTGTTCGGTTAAAGAAAACGGAAACATTTTTATAGAATTTATGAAATATCTGAATTGCACATCATGCGACACGATCAGCATTTGTGGGGCTGAATATCCGTCAATTGTATGGTCGTATTTATTAAGCACAGAAATAGAAAAAGATTGTTTTTTTGGCTCAATTGTTCCGACTAATTTTAAAAAAATATCTGAAAATTGCGAAATAAGTTCCGCAGCTATTATTAATGCAGTAGACAGGGGAATACAGATAAACGCAAATATAATTGACTCTAAATACAGCAAAGAGCTTGATTGTGCAAGCAAAGATATATACGTATTTTTTGTTTTAATTGCATATATAAATTTTTTGTTAGAATATCCAGAGAAAAAAGAAATTAATCGAAAAAGTCAACAAACAGCGAAAAATCAAAAAAAGAAAAATATTACTGATAAAGTGTATAAACGGCGCAAAAGTGCAGAATGTAATATATTATTAAACGGCGTTAGATTTGTTACTAAAGATAAAAAAACGCAATCATTACTAAAAAGCAAACAAAGCAAAAAATATGTTGGTTCTTGGTATGTTTCCGGGCATTATAGACATTATAAATCAGGCAAAACTGTTTACATAAGACCGTATAAAAAGGGTACAGGAACTGAAACCATAAACAGAAAAATAAAGCATTTTGTTTTTGAAAAATAAAACAGGCGTAGAGTGTTTATAACTATATACGTGCTACAAGTGTACCCTGTTGGCTTTAAACTGCCTTACAGTGGCTTACAGTGCGTTCTGTTGGTATATCCGTTATGCGTCTATGCTCTACAGCCACCCGATACACGCACTTTAGCATTGTAAAGTTTTGCATTCATTTTCTGGTCGCAATCTTCCAAATATTGCACATAAATCTGGTCACGTTTCCGATCTGGTTTTTCCAGTCCAAAAACCACCCTAGGGGGCATCAAATTTTTTCCGAATGTTGCGGAAAATCCGAACAAATTTTTGCTTCAAAGTCGTTCTAAAAATCCCAGTCAGAAAAGTACACTAGGGGCGGTCAAATTTGTTTCAGAATATTTTTTTCTCCTAGAGATTTTTAGGTACACATCTTTTTTTAGCATTTTTCTGTGGAAATTTGAAATTTCTTTGCAAAAATCAATCTCAAATTGCATTAGTACGCAACTTTGCCAGCAAATCATCTAACAGATATATTATCTCTTTCCCATAATCAGCCATGAAATTGCACAACCGTTCTTCCAAATCTATAGGTATAGACACATCATGCGAAAAGCACATGACATGAGTTAGTTCATGGCAGATTACACGTTCTGTCATGTATGCAGACATACCACTTTCGATTGATACTGTCTTAGTGTTGTTGTCTGTAACACCAAATGTGTACGTTCCGTCACTGCGCTGTAAGTCTTGGCTATTGGCAGGAACAAAAGCTAATTTCCATGTCTGACCGTTTACCGTAAAATACATAGCATACTCCTAACTAAAAAGGCTAGAGTTATTAGCCCTAGCCTATTTCCTTACATCTTAGCCGCAAGTGTGGTAATCTTTGTCTTTGCCATTTGCCGTTCTTCTGGTGTCATATCTGCCAGTAACCCTGTCAAATCCTCAGATAATTCTTTCAGATAGCTTTCCAAGCTGTGCATATTGGCTTCTTTGTCCTGCGGGGTAGTTCCCTTGTGCATTTCCTTTGTTTCCATGTAGCCTTTACGCATCATGCCAGCCCTGCCCTCTCTGCTGTCTCTCATGCTACCGTCTTTGTGCATGGGTTCTGTCTCGGTATAGTACATACGTCCTCTTGATGCCCTATCAAGGTCACGCATACGCTCACGTTCAGACATGGAATCCCAGTCTTGTAAATCTTCCCTGTTCATCATATGCATATATGGTGGTTCTTCATAACCACGTCTGCCTACATACGTACCTCTGCCTTTTGGAGCATATCTGCCAGTAGTCTTATAACGGTAATCGTCATAAAATCTGCGGTCAAGCATTCCCAGCACATCTTCTACGTCAGATTCTTCCATGATGTTTGTCAATGTACGGTAATACATGGCTTCCGCAAGGTCTTTAAGCATATCTGTTACTTTTCCCATCTCATCCGTATTCACGTTCTCAATGCCTTTGTCAAATTCGGACTTTGCACATTCAGACAGTTTTTCGATCATATCATGCATTCTCTTGATATCCATAATATACGCCCCCTTATGCTTCCCTTGTTGCGATTAAGTTACTGTTCTGCACCTCGATAGCCTGCGTGGACGTATTCTGCACGGCTACGGTACTGCAACAACCGCAAGGCACATCAACATATGCCTGTGCTGATACGTTAAAGAAATTCTCAACTGCGGCTGGCGTTACGATCATCTTTGTTGACTGCAAAGGCTCTCCGTCAACTGCGATTGCAAGTGAAATCTCTCCAACTGTGCCACCTGTCGGAATCTGAATGTTACCGGAATACGATACCAAAAATCTAGCCTTACACTGATTAGTGATACCTCTTAGCTTGATAATTCCGCTTCCCTGTCTGTGTAAGATACATTTTGTTCCATTTACTGCCGTTTCTGTAAATGCCACATCTTCTCCAGCGGCAACGGTTTGTAATGCAATTGCTGTAATTTCCATAATTTTTACCTCTCTTTCATAAAAATAAGGGCAAACATTACAGTCTGCCCTTTGGTTATAAGTAATACTGCATAGCAGACATGATCGAGTTAAACTCAATTAAGATACTCAATTATTTAGTTTTAGCAGTTACAACCTGTGTTGCATCCGCATCCATATGCATAAGCATTTGGGTTAGGTACAACATATGCCGGGATAGCAGACGGATTTACTGCATTGATAATCTGCTGTGTCTGTGCCGCCATCTGAGTTGTAAGCAGTGCACTCTGACGATCCTGTGAAGCCGCTCTACGAAGGTCGCTATTTTCTGCCTGTAAGCTAGAGATCTTCTCATTGCAGAGATAATCAAGAATAGCGCGTGTTCCTGCGTTCTGACTGTCGATAATGTCTCTTGTGTTGCTGTTCATGGTGTTCTGCAATGCGCAAGTGTTAGTTGCCATGTTGTAGTTTACGCCTTGGATAGCTTCTCTTGTTTCACAGCAACAGTTAGCAAGCTGTGCCTGCAAAGCATTGGTATTCTGCATATTAGCGACCGTATCAGCGTTAATAGCCTGCTGAATGCCGAATCCGGTCTGCAAAATGTTTGTGTTGATGCCATTCATGCCGTTTTGCACTGCATAAAATCCGTCACAAAGTCCGTTTGTAATGCTATCAAGCTTTGACACAACCGCCTGATTATCAAATCCGCGCTGAATTTCGCTTCCGACACCGCCATTCATTCCGTTTCCTCCAAATCCGTTACCGAATCCACCCCATCCGAAGATAGCGAAGATAACGATAATGAACCATAACCATGAGCCTTCTGCGCCCCATCCGTTGTTATTTCCGTTTCCGTCAATATTCGCGACTAATGGAACGGATGCACAATTGTTTGAAAACATACTTTTTACCTCCATTAAATTTATTTCTAATCTTGCAAGAATTAGCTTTTATAAGTGAAACTGTCTTTTAATTTGGTTCATTGCTTCATCAGGATTCAATCCCTTTTCTTTGCACAGATTCCTAGCCATCTGTTCAATGCCCTTGGTGTCTCCGTTCTGTGCCATCTGCATAGCATTCTTGGCTATTGGATTCTGCATTAACTGGCTGTTCCCCATAAGCTGTTGTACCATCTGCTGTGGGTTTCCACTTTTCATCATCTGCATTAACTGCATTGGATTAAACATACTTAATCATCCTTTCTTTGCGTCTGTGAAGTTTTTCTTTGGGATTGCAAAGATTTTTCTAACTGCCCCAGCCTGTCAGATATTTCATCAAATTTGTTCATAATATTCTGTGCGGATTCTTCCGATAGGTCACACTTAATTTTTTCTGGTTCGGATGCTGTCTTAGGATCGTTATCCAAAACAGGCTTATAAGTAACTGTGCGGATTGTACCGTCTGCATTCCAGCTCTTGGCATATACTTCTGACAAGTCTTGCTTTGGAAAAAATGCAACACTACCGTCCATAGGTACATCATTTGCTGTTATCTGACTCAGCTCCGCAATTATTTTTCCGTTAATTCCCTGCACAATCTGATTCTGCTGGTAATTGTTTGGTATATTTTGCTGATAATCTATTGATCTGTTTTGCACCTGTGCCAGTGGGTTATAATACTGCGGATAGACCTGCTGGTTCTGCTGTAGGTAATATGGATTCACATACGGTTGCATATTGGTTCTCCTTTTTCAGCTTTTCAGTCTCATATAATATGTTCGTATCATCATAAGATAGGTATTTAATAATCTGTTCCTGCTGATTGCATATTCTCATTAACATCTTTTAATACTTCCTGTATCGCATGGGTCATGGCTACTTGGTAGATTGTCGGTATCGCCTGTACATCTTCCCTAGCACATAACTTTTCTATGATTTCGTCCGTTTCAATATTCATGGGTTATTCCTCCCTTTGTAATAAGCATAAAATAAAAAAAGCCACTATAAGTGACAAATAAATGCCATTATAGTGACTCTAAAGTGTAGTAAATATGCGCATTAGCACTAACCCCATGCCATAGGTATGGCGCTATTTTACTGCTAAATTAATATATCTATATTAGCAGTAAATATATACCATTGGATAGCATTATTGTAGTGCTAAAAATCTTTCAATTTTATCTCAATATTTCCATTGCTAATTACGATTTTTTCAATTATACTTTTTAGTAACATATTTTTTTGTTTCTTGTCGATATCTTCCCAAATGTCGGCAAGATTTTTTATGTTCTTAAATACATTTTGTCTAGTTTTATTTGTTTCTATTGCAGATTCTTCCTTGATCTGTTTACGGATATCTTCTATTACTTTCTCAATTTCTTTAATCATGCTGATAACATCATCATTGCCCTCTGCATACAGGTTATATAGCCTTTTACGCTTAGTCTGCTCTTTTTCTAGTTGCCCTTGCAATATTTCCAATTTAGATTCTTTTACTCTTGGCTTATAGTCTGATATATTGGCAGATATTAAAAGTATTTCGTTCTCTACAGCTTTTTCAATATCTGAAGCCCATTCCAAAGTATTATTACAATTTGGATTGTGGTTAGGAAGATAATGCAAGTCCTTATTCCTGGAACAACAGTAAATCTTATGCTTTCCATGCGTCCATTTCTGATACCTCATAGCGCATCCACAGATTCCACAATAGCATAAACCTGTCAATAAGTTAGTTTGGATGTTATGGCAACTTGCCCTTTTGTTTTTCCTTATTGCTCTGAATTGTTGGGCTTTTTCAAACACTTCCTTATTAAATATAGGTTCATGCAATCCCTGATAGATATTCCCCTTATACGGTATCATTCCAATGTTTACAGGGCTTGTGAGTACTTGCTTCACAACAAATTCGCTTTTAAATCCTAACATATCACGGATTTTTACGTCTGAATATCCTTGCAAGAATAAATCCATTGCTTTGTTTGCCTGTTCCTTGCGTTCTGGAATTGGTATAAGTGTTCCTGTATCTTTGCTGTATGTATAGCAGTATGGAAGATTTCCACCGCCCATCCAGTAGCCTTGTTTGACACGCTCCAACATTCCACCACGCATACGCAACAGCATTGTATTCTTGTCCAGTTGTGCGAATACTGCCATCATCTGTGTATAAGCCTGCTCCATAGGATTATCATAGCTGATACTGTCATGTACACACTTAAACTCCACATTATTTTTAAGGAATACTCTTTCAATTAGATAAATACCGTCTACCATGCTACGTGATATTCTGTCCAGTTTGAAAGCAACAACATAGCCTACACGCTTACGATCACAGTCTGATACAAGCCTTTGCAATTCTGGTCTGTCCATATTTGCGCCTGTATACCCATCATCAATGTACCAATCTGTAATTACCAGTTCATTTTTTCTGCAATAGTTTTCAATATCTCTCCTTTGGCTGTCTAATCCGTTTCCCTCTTCTGCCTGTTTCTCCGTGGAAACACGCATATATGCGACACATTCCATTCTCGTTCCTCCATCAGATATAAAAGAATGCGCCATATTCACTACATGACGCATTCTACACTATTATCAATTTTTCGTCAATTAATCAACTCTGCAATCAGCTTTAGCACTTCTGACGGCAAAACTACATCTTCTGGATTAATTTCTTTTCCATTCTGTGTAAGCACAACTGTCATATAGACAAACCTCCGATTCTATTTATTTTTGATTTTATTTTTTCAATTCTTCGGCTAACTGTGCGATTACACGCATTTGTCTTTTGTGCTATTTCTGTAATAGTCTTTCCTTTTGTCAACATTTTAAACACTAACAGCTCTTCTTCTGTAAAATTTGCGTTTTCAGTGATGCTTTCAAGTTCTGGTCTTGTAAACTCTGAAAAACGCAAGACTCTTTTCCTCCTCTCCTATTTGCTTTTTGCGCATTCATTACAGTAAAATGCATCCTCAATACCATAATAAACGCCATTTTGATAACTGCCTTTAATGCAACTTATTTTTCCGTCCTGACCTCTCTGCTCTGTCAAAATGTATTTTCCGCACTTTTTGCAATTAATATCCTGTTTTTCTGATTCCATAAAATTATTTCCTAAATCTCAGTTTAAGATACTTTATATCTGTCTCTCGACGCAGAACGGAACATCATAAAAAGCATTTCTGATAATGATTTTTCTCTGTCTCTGCGTTTTGCCTTCTTAATTACTGTCAATTCTCTCCAGTTATTACGCCAACTGCTTTCTGTTGGAACAAGTACCCCTACAAAGTGAGGGATTTTATTTGAAACCGCCGTATAAACTTCTTCTGGCATCACAAGATAATTGTAATCGCCTATAAAGTTCAAGCCGTGTCCTGAATTGAAGTCTTCAATAGAAGATTTTACTTCATAACAATAGAAATCCCCTTTTTCAATTCCGGAAACTGTGTTATTAACAGGCTTAAATTTCATATAGTCCACTCTGATTGCATGTCCTGTGGCATAATCAAATGTGACTTCTTTAGCCATATAAATTCTTGTGTCATTTTTAGGATTTATGTATTTTTCCAATGACATGGATAGTTCCTTTGTAATTTCCGGTCGTTTACTCATCTCTACCTCCTAAATCCTTATTCTGTGTAATAGTCACAATCTCCAGAACAGTAACTTTCTCCCATTGGACATCTGTTTATATCAAGTGGGCTTCGTTCATCATCATCTGCACAACATTTAGCGGTCTTTGGTAAGATACAAATTTCAATTCCATCTCTGTACATTTCCATGATTTATTTTTTTCCTCCTAAAATCCTTATTCTATAACGAATCCTCTAATTCCCTCTTGTCCAACCCTGTATATGTACAGGATCAAACGCTTGCATGCACTTGGGGCACATTGGAAACAAACCATTACGATACTTACTTTCCATATCCCTAAAGACTTTATTCCTTCTCATTCTTTGAAATTCCTCGTCTGCCAACTTAGCATAACTCTGTGCCTTAGATAACATTCGTTGTTGCGTTTTCTCAATCTCTTCATACCTTCCTGCCAAGGATACAAGCGCATCAAATGCGTTCACGATAGCTCCGCAATCTTGGCAAGTAACTATCCGGTTCGTAGTATCTACTTCATAATGTGCTGGATTGCATTTGCAAATTTTATCTTTAGCACGATTAATTCTAACAATATCAAATGATACTATGTTATTCTCCATGAGCATTCTCCCCAAAATTCTTATTCATTCTTCAATACTCACTATCGCATCTGCTCTCAATCACCATTGCCACAATCAATACAATCACCGTCAGTACAGCTTTCCATGCATCACTCATTTTTAATTCCCTTCCAGTCGATTTTTTGACCGCACATTCTACAATAGTTAAACAGAAAATCACAGATTTTTAAATTTCCACCGCAAATCGGACAACGATAATATTTTGTGTGAAACATCTCGTTTTCTTCTACTACTGGTTTCTTTTTTATCTGTTTACCCCTTGCTTCCAGCAAGGAATCGAAAGTAAATCCCATCTCCACGCATTCATCCTCAAACTGTATATATTCCCTAATATGGTCGATTGTCAGATTGCGTTTAGATAGTTCGGATTCAAGGTCTTTGTATTTCTGTACTGTTTCAAGTGCCTGTATTGCAACATCAGCAGCATCACGCAATACCTGAGAATGTATTTCACCGCCTATTTTAAAATCAAACTGCATTGCTTCAATTGCTTCATTCTCCGTCATTCACTCACGCTCCTTTCTTACTCTCCAAATACGCCGCCGCATCTTCATGTCCTACCAGTCTAAGCACATTAATGATACCTGTTACCTTGTCCACATTTCCGGCTCTTGCATCTTGTTTATCTGCCATATCCGTTGCAAGTGTTGCCTTGATTACGTCCAGCCCCAAGTTATACTTCTGATTTAACTCAACCGCATAATCTTCCAGTGTCACATAATGTTCACCCATGTAGTCAAGTCTCATAAGATTAGCTGTAGCCTTGTCAAATTCTGCCATAAACTGCTGTAACCTCTTTTGTCCAAATCCAAAAGCATCATGTAAAACCCATACAGCCGTAGTAATCAGGTTCTGATCGATATTATCAGACAGTGCGCCCCACATATCAGCTAGTTGTTTATCGGATGCAGTTATGTCTACTTTCGTCACACCTCTTTGTTTTACGGTCTTTACAAGTGCATCTACACCCTGCTCCTGGGCAAGTCTGCAAGCGTAGACCATGCCCTGCATACGCTGTTCAAATCCTTTATCTCTTGCCATTTTGTCAACTCCTTACTCACTCTGAATCACTCGCTTTCTTTTCTCTTAAAATTTTCACAAGACACATTAAGCAAGCAACCGCACTGCTCAATTTCTGTTGTTCCCCAATACGTCTTGTATCTGTAAGAGTTTTCACATTTAAAGCAGAAATCCTTACCATTGTTCAATTTGCAACTTGTCTTTTTATCTTCCAGCTTTTTCTCAAGACTCTCGTTTATCCTTTTGAGTTCCTCGACCTTTTTCTGCAATTCCTCAAAATCTTCAATGAGTTTGTTGTATTTCTTATTGCTTAAAATCTTCATTCTAAATCACCTCGCTTCCTTATCTCCAATTAGTTCCAATAGTTCCATCGGGATGAATAATAATATTTGAATACCCATCTTTGTAATCATTGTTTCTCTGCTGCCACATATCTCCTAATGTCAATCTTGCATGTTTGCCATTATAGTTGAATGTGGCGTACACAAAAAAGTCACCAATTCTAAAAGTTGATATATCAATCTCTTTGTCGTTCTGTAAATCATTCCATATTTTTACAGGATAATCTTTCTTTTCGAGTCCACTTAAAAATCTGAATGAAAAATTATCAGCTTCCATTTCCATAAAATCTTTAATATACTCAATTGTTGGATTTTCAACTACTGTCTGAACTGTGCAATTAGGGAAAATGCTAGGATTTTTATGCACATAATCGTTATATGATAAGTTGATATGTGCTAAACCGTTAAGTTCTTCTGAATATCCTGCTGTATTGATTGAACAAAACACATTATTGCTGTGCTTTTTGTATGTATCAACAAGCTGTGAAACGTGGTTAGGATATAGCCCTGGCTCACCACCTGTAATTGTAAGTCTCGCATTGGGATGTTCCGACAGTATCTTTTTTAATGACTCAATCTGTGCCTTAAAATCATTGTCACCCTGCATAGGTTTTTTTCTCTCTAAGCAGAACGGGCAGTTATAAGGACATTCCTGTGTCAATATCAACTGTACATTTATTCGATAATATAAAGGTCTGCCAAGAGATGTTTTATCTGTTCTATTTTCAATCCTGTACTGTAAATCTTTTTGCATTTCAGCTCTTATATCATCATAAGTGTTAAAATGTGGTATTTTGTGCAACTTATTGCTCATTGTTCTCACCCGCTTTCTTAAAGGAAACTACTCTTAAATGCTCGTCAAGGTCCAATTCTATTCCGTCAATATTGCCATTCAGCTTGTTTTGACAGTGACACAATAGCGTTTCAAGGTCGCAAATTCTACCTGCCCTATATTCACTTAATATGAAGTCAAGAACTCTGTTTACGCTTTCTATCCTGTACTTTACTATCTTTGAATTGTAATCAAGTCTTATATCTGCAATTTCTTTTTCACGCTGTCTGATTTTAGATAAATTACACTTGCAAAATTCATAATCGCTAATAAGTTTTTGCTTTGCATTTCGTGCGACTTCTTCTGCTGTATAGCCTTTAATTCTGCTCATTAACTTCTACCTCCCTTTATCTTTTTTCTTCTTCATCCGTAAAATTTATCAGATTCATGTTATTCCCAAGCCTTTCTCTATCTTGCCATAATCGTAATTGTTCTGTTCTTTACAATTAAAGCTGTTCCTACTATAAGCAGTCTTTTTCTCTTTCGTCTTGGAATCCTGTATGCACCTTGTAACCATTTTAGATTCATCAAACGTGTATGACTTATTCTTTTTCAACCCCAACATGGATTTTTCCTCAACGTAATCAGTCGGCACGTATCGGTCAGATTGTATGTAATTATGCATCTTCCAGTGCTTTATCACGATGATTCCGCTGTCGAATGTCAGCACAAATGACTTGGCAATCAAAAGCCTAAAATCATCATCAGAAGCACCGCACATCCGTTGAATCTTCTTCGGATTGTTCACAAATCCGTCATCATCCGCATTCATGCAAAAGTGAAAGTATAACATTTGTGTACTACTTGGCATTTCCAGAAACGCATCACTTTCTGTTATCTTCTTCGTGAACATTCTTCGTTCTGCCGTACTAATCACTTCCTTACTTCAAGTTCTTTGTCTTAATTATTTCAAAAGATCGGGATTGTCAAATATGTTGCCGATAACCTCAAAATGTTCTATATCTTTTGAATAAGCAATCATCTCAATAATAGGTGATACACATACACTTCCATCAGACTTTGTAATTTCTACAGACCAACCGCCATATTCATACTGAATACGCCCAGTATATGCTTCTGAATTAGCATAAGCGTCATGATCTGTATAGAATTGTTTATGAATAACATCATTCTCCCAAATCAGATTGCCGTTCTTGTCTTTTAAGCCTGTGCATTGGCAGATTGTATCTGGAATTACTTCGTGCATCACAATTATTCTTCCAAGCTCATTCTTAACATTTACAACATTGCCAACAGGATGTATGTAATACTTTCCATTGGAAACAATAAGATTTCCAGTAACCCAAACATTGTTAAATTCTCCTTTTTCTTTTGGAGTTGTCTTAGCTTTATACAGATATCTATCTTCCATATTCTCTCCTACTCTAATACCTTGATATTTCTATCTTGCTATTCAATATGGTATTAAGTTCATTGCTAAGTAAATCAAACTCACGCTTCACTAATGATTGCGCTTCATTTATCGCAGCTATTACAGATGTACTGTTTAATTTTCTATCCACAATACCTAGTGTTTGACAATTCATGTATAATGTTTCCCCGCAACCGCATAGTGTGTGAACACATATATATAATCTTTTGTTGTCACCTCTGTAGATAGTTCCTGTTTCAACTGGCTCTCCATATTTTGCATTGCTTATGTATTTCATATTTTCTCCTATTCTGCTTCTGATTGAAGCCATTTCTCTATTTCTGTTACCGAACACATTGCAATGCCGTTCCTAATAGTCTTAACGCTACCCTCTTCATAAGTTTCTATTGAACATATAAAATCAAGCAACTCTTCATCCGACATGTTCCTTATCCTGTCGGCATTTGTCTGCTTGCTATCACATCTGCGACAAGGCTCATTATCTCTTAAATCGCTGTTGTGCTGGCAGTTACAAGTGTGGTTATCATCATTTGAAAGCATATCCGATAAAATATTTATTGCTTCACCATATTCAACTCTTATGCCTGTTTCACGATTGCAATAAGCTGTGTTGTAATGTCTGCCAAAATGCTTATCCATAGTATTTATGGCTAATTTAATAGCATATTTCTGTTTATCTGTCATTTTCTCCACCTCTCAATTCTTTCAACTTCTTAAATTAAGTCCGCCGCACCTAATACAATAAAACTTTTTATATCCTCTGGCATATTCACACAAATAACCACAATGTCCGCAATATTCTCTTCCGTTACTACCAAATGATGTTTTTTTAGGTTCTGACACATTTTTTCTCTCGAACAACTCTCCATGTTTGCAATCTATACAATAACCATAATCTTCTTTATACTTGCAAATATTACAATCAATCATTGTCATACCTCAATTCTTTCAGTTTTGCTTCGGCTTCGGATTTTGTGAGAAATACGGTTTTACCAAAATTCTTCAAATTTGTTACAATCCAATCAAGGCTATATGCTCTCATATCTTGTACATAATTTTCTTTTTCGCTGTCACACTCATACTCGCACCCTCGGCAACTATATTCGTCAAATTCCTTATTGCTAAATGTGCATTTAGTGTATCTGTTGAAAATACAATAAACTTTATCTCCCACCTTACAAGGAAACTTGATAAGTCTGCCTTGTTCCTCTAAGTCCTCGTAAGTGGCAAGCTTATCAAGTGCCATTCTGTCATGATGTGCAGTCATTTCACATGGTTCAAGGTGTGCATTACCATTCTCTGCATCCTTAAACCAAACCATATCACTGTTTTTTGAACGTATTGTTAATCTCTCCATTTCTGCTCCTTTCTGCTTATCAATTCTCTTAACATCGCTTCGGATTTTTTCCCTTATACAGATATCTATCTTCCATACTTGCCGACTTTCTTTTTCTTGCCTTTCCTGTCATAAGCAAGCATCATGCCGTACTGCCTTGGTGATGTTCCCCTGTTTACTTGTGTTTCTCTGAATATTCTGCAATAATGGTCATAAACCATGTCAAAACAATTCTTCATTTACTCACCGTCCTTATACAAATCCGCATTTATAAGTTCCATGAATTTATCAAGTTGCTTCTGTGACACCTTATTACCCTGTTTATCTTCTCTCAATTCGATTCTAAGGTGCTTTTCTGCAATACTGGATAATTCCCTTGCAAGATTGATTTTTCCTTGTCTAATGCCGTCACGATAACCCTTAGTGGGTCTGTATTCATTAATCTTGGCTTTTCCCTCTCCCTGGCTACCAGAAGTTTTGTTTCTAAGCTGATAACCATTGTCGGCGTACATTTTGATGTAATACTGCTCTTTCTCGTCCAACTGGCTAACTGGAAAATGCATAAAACCAATCTTCCAACCGTAAGGATTTTCAATCGAATATAGATTATGTTTCTTCAAACTAAGGTCTATATGCTGATACCCTACAAGATGTTGTGCAAGTCTTTGCAAAATATGTACTGCCTGTCCGATATAAGCGTATCGAAAGCCGTTTTCATCAGTTCTTGTCAGAAAATAGATACCGCTTTCATCCGTAAGGCCAGGGTTTACTTCCAGTAACCGTTTACGGTTCTTTGATTCTATTGCATATCTCTGTCTTGGATTCTGCAAGATAAATCACGCTCCCTTTTAGTTAAATGGTAATTCTTCATCTATTCCGTCTGGTATATTCATAAACCCATCCCCACTTGGAACTGCACTTCCGTTTTCCTGTTCAATGCTGCTGCTCTTACTTTCTGCAAACTCGATTGATTCAACCATACAGTCGTTTGTATAAATGGTGTTACCGTCTTTGTTCTTATAGCTTCCAGTCTGCCATCTTCCGTGAACCTCAAACTTTACGCCTTTTCTTCCGTACTTCTCGACAAATTCAGCCATTTTTCCAAATGCTGTACAGTTGATAAAATCTGCATTTGGCTGTCCGTCCTGTTTGAATCTTCGGTTTACTGCAAGGCAGAATTTTGCAAACGGTTTATCTGCCGCATACCTTACTTCTGGTTCTCTTGTCATTCTTCCTGATATATCTACACTGTTCACTGTATTTCTCCTTTCTCTACTGCTTCTAACTGTTCTCTTAACTGTTTCACCTTTTTTTCTACATCAGATATTTTTTTATTAATTGTTTCAGTGAAAATACTTCTAGCAAGAAAATCATCTTTTTCAAGCAATATAACAGTGTCCTCCATTCGTTTACCAATATATTCTTTACTTATTTTTCTACAATAAAAATCTCTAGGGCGTACATGCAGCAAATAAGTCTTGGGCTTCTCGTCAGCTTCACGCTCTTCAAACTGAATAAATAGTTTACCATTATATGGTTCTTTCAGTGTATAAAAATACAATTTCATTGATTTAATCCCTCACTTTCTCCTAAAACGGACATTCATCCGCATTTCTAAGTTCCCATTCCATACCGCCCTGTGCAACGCTCACATTTGCACTAGGAACGATTTTCTTAATCTCTTCAATAATTCTATCCTTATCGCAAGTTTCTTTCGCTGTGTGGCATAATATGACGTTCTGCAATGCATCTGACTTATTTGTTTCTACAATCCCTTTGCAAGTTTCCAGTTCGCAATGACCTAGAATCTTATGCTCGTAATTTGGGATATCCCTGTCCACCATATCCGCTATGTAGTTGCACTCAATCAACATGTGATCTACCGCCTGTTTCCTAAAATTGTAAGGGCAATACTCCATGTCGGTCATGTATAATAGCTTCTGTCCGTCTGCCTTGATGTAAAATCCGTAATTGGTAGTTCCGTTATGTGGCAACTGGAAACACTGGATTGTGAAACTACCGTATTTCTGCATCTTCGGATTTTCTTCTTCATATGGTTTCCATACTGGGATTCCCATTTTCTCTATTACGTCTGCGCTTTTGCTGTGGTCGCCTAACCATGGGAGTGACTTATAATCACTCCCGATATCCCCCTAATATTCCAGTCCAGCCCTCTCTTGATATCCATAATCGGCACACCACAGTCAAGAATAAGGGATTTACCGTTGGAATCGGTTAGTATATAGCAGTTACCGCTACTTCCAGTTGAAATACATTTAAATTTCATATCACTTTCCCCCTGTAATCAAAAAAGCACCAACACTAATTGCTAATAAAAGCAAGCAGAAACCTACGCACATTAAAAACTTTTCTTTTGCAGGAAATTCCCATCCAAGTACAAGTATAAGGAAGATTGCGATAGACCAAGTCAAAAGTAGCCATCCTATTAGCATTGTCATACTTCCACCTCATCATCTTTTGGAAACTGAAAAATAACATTGTTAATATATTCTACTTTTGACGGTTGATCTTCTGTTCGCACCACAACATCGCATTTCTTTAATCTTTCAAATTCCCTTGCCACATCTTCTGAAACATCAACATTCTGCATTACGATAGGCATACCGATATATGTCTCTCTAAGCATTTCCATAGCTTTCTTTGCTTTTTCCTCCGAACTATAAAGTGCTATACATTTATGTCTCTCCTGAAAGTATGCTGCGATCTCCCATCTGTCTAATCCATCTCCATATATTCCAACATATGATTCTTCTAAAGTAACAGAATCATAAGGAATATCAATCGTTCCGTCCTGTGAAATTAATCTCATATCCTATTCCCCCATAAAACTAGGTGTTTCTTCCACCTCTGTTGCATCTGTGTCAATTGCTTCTGTTTCTTCTTGGAAGTCTACTGTGTTGGCGTTCTCGGCGATATCTTCCTGTGCCAACCGATAAACTTCATCCATTTCAATCTGCGCTTGTCTTGCCATAGGGTCATAATTCTTAGGATATTTACGTGTTGCATTGTTGCACATCTTCCTCTGAATCATGCTTTCTGGTGTATCAAGCCATGCACCGCTGATATACGGTCTGGCTACTTCACACTGCAACATATCATCCACTGTCACACACGCTCTTAAAGCATCTAAGATTTCATTTTTCTTAGCCTTGATTTCCTCTTTCTGCTTCGTAGTTGCCTTGTATCTATCCTCACAGATACCAAACGTGGCATTCATCATGTTTTGCTTGACGTGTGCTAAAAGGTTGACCTTAACACTGTCTCTGTCTGCCATAAGGTATGTTACTGTTCCGTCTGTCAGTTTTACAGGATATACAACTCTTACAGCCTTACTTGAAAATCCTTTTTCTTCCCATTCCGGGGGCGTAACTTCCAGACCTTTATGCTTGGGTGGTATATATTCGTCTCCTTCTTTTATGACCCAGAACGGATAAACCTTGTCAACGTCTTTTCCATAGTTGGAAAGTAATGAGTCATAGCCTGTTCCCTCAATACCCATTTCAACGACCTTTACCCACTCATTTCCCTGCTTAACGCTTCGTAACTGGAAGTAGCACTCTCTCGGATATGCGCTCGCATTCAGTTTAAGGCTTGCACACTGCTCTACAATCTGTCTAAGGTTGCTTGTATCAATGCTCCTCATGTCTGCCTTATCATCATTCTTAACAAGTGTATAAATGCTTGTCATAGCTTCCATTGCGCATTTTTTTGCGTAATCATCAAATTTTACCCCACATGATTCATAATCTCTTGCAATAAGTCCTGTGATTTCATTCGACCACTGGCTTAATGATGTTGTAAATTCTTTTTTCTCTGCTAATGCCTGCTTTGTATCTGCCATAATTATTCCTCACTTTCTACTTCCTTAATTTCTCCATTAACCATTGTGTACCATGTATTTTCTTTTATGATTTTACCGTCAACTTGAACCATTTTCGCACCTTTTAATGTCCAAAGATTTTGAGTCCAGTAATTATCTTCATCACCCTCCCAGTCAGCTAATACAAGAAAAGAACCGATAACGCCTTTTGCTTTTCCGTGATAGCCCCATGCCACTGCCACGCTGTCTTTATCTTCTGCGGATGAAGCACCTTTGTAGCCTGTTGCGGATGAAGCACCGCAGTTGCCTGTTGCGGATGAAGCACCGTAGTCGCCTGTTGCGGATGAAGCACCTTTGTAGCCTGTTGCGGATGAAGCACCGTAGT